TACAAATCGATACAATTGTTTGGATAATCGTATTTTTTTGTATCGGAAAATTATTTGATTGAAAAGTCCCGGAGGGCCGCCGACGGTTTTCCCCAGAAAAAACTGGAAAGTCACAAAAAAGTTTGGCCACCTTTTTCAAAACCGCCGGTTAAATAATTTTTTGATACAAATCGATACAATTATTTAAATAATCGTATTTTTTTTGTATCGGAAAATTATTTGATCGGCGGTTCTCCCAAGAAAAAATATAAAGAGTAGATATAGTAGGTTCATATGGTAATGAGACATTGCGAATGTTGTAATTTCAATACTAAATACAAGAATGTCTTTGATAATCATATCAAATCAAAAAGACACCTAAAAATACAGGAAAACTTACATGTGAATACAGTTGTGATAATTTCTCCAACAGAGGTATCATTCACGTGCGACCATTGTCAGAAAAAATACAAAACCAAGTGTGGGTGGAAGCGGCACGTTACAAAATGTAGCACAGAACATGCCAAAACGCACTCGGAAAATGATATCACTGACATTGCCAATATCAAACTGTTACAGGCCCAAATGACGGAATTACAAAAACAGATTGCGTGTTTACAGCCGCAATTGACAAATTTCAAGCCATCGATCACGAATAATAATAATAATAACAATAACATCCACGTTTATCTGAATACCCATTGTAGTAACGCAATGACCATTGATCAATTTGTGGAATCCATCCAGTTTGTCAAGGATGATTACAACGAAATTGATCGAAACCGATTTTATTATCAAGGTGCAACCAGCATCTTGAAAAAATATTTTCAAAAACTCAGACCAGAAGATCGTCCCATACACTGCGCACTCCCGATTGCGAATAAACCGGCTTCGTTTTTTGTACGCGACGAAAAAGATTGGAAGGAAGAGTGCCAAAGTATGATCCATTACCAAATGAAATACATCGAAGAGTTCGAGAACAAAGAAGAGAAATTAGCCATGACGCGTTTTTTCGAAAGGTTCAACGAGAAACTCTACGAGACGTACAAAGAACTCTCTACCTCGGACAAGCGCATGGAGCAAAGAATAAATGACAAAATGATGGGCGGCGGATCCCGGGACAAGATTGATATGTTGGACGAATTGGTCGACTCCAAGATTATCAAAATAAAGGTTCGCGAGGAAAACGATTGATTTACGCAAAAGGTAAACATCTATGCGCATTATGGAAACATTTGTAGACTTCTACAGGCACATAGTGCACAAGTAGTTGTGGGCAATACATGTAAGAATAGCATATGGGTATATACACTGCGATAGTAAGCAGATTCGCGCGCACAAGAATTAGGCACAGTAAAGTCCAGCGAAAAATAATGAAAACGGCGGCATGTATTTTCATGTAAAGCACGTCTCGGGTTCTCATTACCGTGAACTTGAAAATAAAACAGGATTTCGTTGACCATAAACATTATCAGGCTCGTAGCTACCGAAACGTTCCAAATATTTTGATAATAAGACGAAAACCGGACACTGTCGAAAAAAGTGACACGAGATATGGCAGTCGCAGCCAACACAATATCCACTATTTTAATCACACTCATGCGGCGTACACAATTCCAGTGAAGCATGGTGGAAATATACAACGAGAAGAGAATACATCCCAACGCCCGGTATTCGAGAACAAACGCCAAAAAACTGACAAATAAGAAGAATTGTGCGCTACAAAATGCGTGTCTGGATATATGCTGAGGTACAATGACAGTATCGTCCAAGATCATGTTGAACTACTACAAATCCATCAAAATATTTTTATGTAATTTACATAAAAATATTTTGGTTTGGTATCAATCCGCCGCGTACATAATTAATGTTCTCGATCACCGTTCAAAAAATTGTACAACATGTTGTCCGGATTGTGATTATGTATTTCACCACACATCATTCGGGCGGTTTCGTACATACGACGGAGAACCTCATTTGGCGCAATGGATCCCACGCGTATAAATCCATGTTTGATCAAATATTGTTTCACATCTTTGATCGGGACTTGTTTCAGTAATTGCGCCTGGGTAGTAATATTTTTGCGAATGGTTTTGTTGCTTACCAACACGGTGATACGGGGTGCGACCTTGGACCTACCCACGCGGTACGTTCGTCGCATGGTTTTCTGACATTGTTTGGGGCGTTTGATTTTTTTGGGGGCTTTTAATTCCTTCATTTGTTTCATTTGTTCTCGTTTAATAATATCGGAAATCTTCTGTGATTCGGGTTTTTGAAGACGCATGGGTTCGGGGGACGATGCCAACTGATTCACCCGTGTAATTTTCGATCGTTGACGTATTTGCTCAATACGATGTTGTGTCGGGTCGAGGTTAGTAATAGGGCTCGGCCGCGTACCGGTTGGCGGATACAAGCGTTGTGTGTGATTTTTCCAGGTGCGATAGGTGGGTTTTACTCCGTTTTTCAGGCACCCATATTCGGGAACAGGGTGTGATATTTTCGTCGGATGTTTGGGAACAATCGGTATCGGTGCGCCCAATTCTCGGGGCATTTCCAGAGAAACGGATTCGTTGGTGGGAATAAACACATTATTTGGGGTATTCAACACATCATGTAGATTGATATCTCCCCGTTGTTTCAACGTATAATTTTTCGCGGGAACATTCTCGCGTTTCTCCAATTCTTTGGTGAGTTTTAATAGGTAATCCATAGAATCTTTGAATTCCGGTACGGTGTCAGACGGAATATCATCTTTCTTCGGGGGCGGTGCCTTGTCCTTTACCCGAGAATCGCGTGTCATGTCTTCTTGGAAGCTGCGAATGTGCTTTAATAATTTCCGTTTCAAGGTTTTGGTGCTCGCTTCCTTGTTGGCCAGAGAACTCTTCACTTTAATTCGCGGAGCAGTATCGCTGCGTTTTTTTCGAGTGGTATTGGTGGTAGAGAATTTAAAGAGATCGGGATTAATTTTAATCGTCCTTTTTTCGGGAGGATTCGACATGGGAATAATTTATTTGAAATAAATATATTATTCGGCTATTTTTTTCGAAATTATCCTGCGCAACGTTATGATTTCTGGGCCAGCGCGGTCAAGCGTATCCATTTGTTGGCGATCCATTTCTCGCCACCTTTTACACCCATACCCCCGTGCAGCGATTTGGGTAATATTTCGCCATCATCGTCTACATTATAAAAAACGGCGGCTTTGCCCATTTCGGGTTTGACGGACGTTTGAATAGAGGGAAAATGTGTTTCTCCTCCTTCAAAACCGTCGTTCAAATACATAATAACGGTAATATACCGGGGACCTAAACCCCCGTTGAGTCGGGCACAATCGTCGGTGGCCTTGTTACATGCGTCATAGTGTGGTTTATAGAATCCCCCTTCTTGGTATTTGACTACCTGTAATTCCTCTTGACTTTTAATATCAGTGTTAGTTAACTTGGCGACCCGATCCGAGATAGTCCGAATCAACGGATCATCTAAATCTTTCAGCCAGCATTGTTCACTGATCCGAACACTCTTATCTTCAATGTCGGTGTTGGACGTATATACCCGACTTTTAGTTAACCTTGCGGCAGAGATTTCCCGGATTTTTATACACTCTTCTGGAGAGAGAAAATTCGGTATTTCTTGAACATAATAGTCGCCGTCGCGTGTAAAAGGCACATAACGTCTTAATTTAAAAAACGACGAATAAATCAACAATAAACATATGACCAGGACGAATCCCAGAATAAGACCCCAATATTTCATAATAATATATAGACCGAAATTATAAATACAAACCATAGAGGCTGTCAGACATTTTCGATTTATTATTTACTTGGTTCTCCAGATAGGTTTTTCGTCCATTCTCCAAATCATCCATGGTAATTTTCTTACACAGGTCGCGTGATTTGCCATAAATACGTCGCGAGTGAACAATTTTGACGTGTAGCAACAATTGCTCTATATCACGCCCGTAGTGTCGGAAATCGTCCTTGTGTTTCTCAAACCACGCCAACTGCGTTTTTATATCAATGTCCATGGTCCACCCTTCTTCCCGGACCTTTTTTTCGAGAATTTGGCGTATTTCTTCGGTGGTATACTTATCAATTGTGAATTTCCACATGAAACGGGATTCCAAGCCGGGATTGGCCGCAAAAAATTGCTCTTTAAGTTCATGTTCATATCCGGCGATAATGACCATGAGATCGTCCTTGTAGTCGCTCATGGCTTCACACAAGGTATCGATACACTCCTTGGAAAAACAATCGCCATTGAGTCCGTTTCCGAGGGAATAGGCTTCGTCGATGAACAAGCAGCCGCCCAAACAATCGCGAATAACATCTTTTGTTTTGATCGCCGTTTGTCCCAAATATCCTGCCACTAAATCTGACCGCGTGACCTTTCGGAACTTGAATGTTTCGCCTTTTCCGAGGCCGTCTTTGCCCTTCGTAGGAGAGAGAACGCCCAATTTCGTATACATTTTACCAATAATTTTGGCAATTTCGGTTTTCCCCGTTCCCGGGGGGCCAGACAGGATGGTGTGTTTGTACCCGCGGTTTTTTTCGCACAATATAGGTTCTTGTAAAAAATAGATTAGTTGGTTCAATACCGACGTTTTCAGCGAAGACAGCCCGATCATCTCGTTTAATTGGACCAATTCTGCGCGAATTTTATGGAGATTTTTTAAATCAATATTATATTCGTATTCTGGTTGATATGGATGCTTGTCTAAGATATTGATAATATCGCCGAGTGAATCGATGGAGCAGTTGATATCGATTTTACGTGCGGGTACCAAAAGGTCTACTTTGGGTACCGGATGGCGATAATAATTGTGTTGATACAACGAATGATACAATGGCGCGGACGGATATAATTGCGAATACTGTTGCTCGTAATAATGTACGTGTGCGGCATTTAGTACATGTACCAGGTCAAAATAATCCACCGTCGGCTTTTGCGGAAACGAATCCAAAAATTTTACATAATTATCTTCGCATTTGAGCATGGTTATAATTACATGTAGTGGTGCGTTTAATACCTTTTTGGTGACATTTACATTGATTTGTTTACAAAATTGAAATGCGAAAATTGAAGTGACCAAAACAACATAAAGACAAGCGCATATACCTATATTAACATCATGAGTGTCCAACTCGAAAGCAATGTTCGCGGAAATTACACAAAAACTGATACAAACATTGTTCAAGACGCGGACACGATGAGGTTGCCGGATACTCCCGACAAAAGACCTCGTGTTGTCCGGGGTCCCCGGAAAAATAAAACCGAAACCAAGCCGCGCGTTGACCAGGAATTCTTGGATGCCACGCGTGAGATGGTAGATAATATTACAAAAATGGAACACGAGATGGACATTAAATCCGAAACGAAACCGGAGGGGGTTTTGGCGGATTTGGGAGATTACGAGGAAGAGCCTTTCACCATGATCCAGTCTTATTTTCGCGGACAGCATCTCGAGAGATTGGTGCGCCACCAAATCGAATCCTACAACCATTTCACCAATTTCCAAATTCTGCGCACGATTCAGATGTTTAATCCGGTGTCGATACGTTCGGAGAACGACTTTATTCCGGAGCACAACAAATATTTGCTGGAAATGTTTGTGAATTTCGAAAATTTGAAACTTTTCACCCCGCAGATTCATGAAAACAACGGGGCCACGAAAATGATGTTGCCCCAAGAAGCCAAGTTGCGCAATTTTACGTACGCATCCAACATGTATATTGATCTCAACATCCAATATGTAGTTAGAAACACGGAAAAGATGGATACTCCCAAAATCATTCAGACGACGCTTCCCAAGATTAACATTGGAAAAATGCCCATCATGTTGAAATCCGCCATCTGTGTTCTCACGCAAAACAGCCATATCCCGCACACGTTTACGGGGGAATGCTCGATGGACTGCGGGGGATATTTTATTATCAAGGGTTCGGAAAAGACGGTGTTGGGTCAAGAACGTGCGGCGGAGAATCGTGTGTACTGTTTCGACGGCAAAAACACGACGAAATGGAACTGGTTTGCGGAAATCAAGTCGGTGCCCGATTTCAAATGTATCTCTCCGAAACAAATTGAGATGATGATTGCCAGTAAAAACAACGGCTTCGGATACCCAATGTTTGTGACGATTCCGCGCATCAAGCAGCCGATTGAACTCTTTGTTCTCTTTCGTGCGTTGGGCGTGATTAGTGACAAACGTGCTTGTGAATACATTGTGCTTGACATTGATTCCGACAAGCATGCCCAAATTCTCAAATTTCTCCAGGCGTCCATCATTGACGCTGGCAAATATATGACACAAGAGGACGCGTTGCGGCACATTACGGTTTCGGCCGCATACACGCCCATGAACATGGACAAGGAGACGGGCAGTAGAAAGAAGCGAGAATTTACGATGGAGGTTCTCAATAACGATCTGTTTCCTCACTGTAAAACGTTGGAACAAAAACTGTACCTGTTGGGATATATGGCGAACAAATTGGTCCAGACTTCGTTTGGCTGGAGAGCCCCGGACGATCGCGATTCGTATTTAAACAAGCGCGTCGATTTGACGGGGACTCTCCTCAACAATCTGTTTCGTAACTATTTTAACAAGCTGGTGAAGGAAATGCAGAAACAGGTGGTGCGGGAGATCAACAATGGATCGTGGCGTTCCACCGAGGATTACGAGAACATTATCAACATGACCAACATTTACAAGATCATCAAGTCGACCACCATTGAAAATGGTATTACACGTGCGCTTTCCACGGGGGACTTTAGTATCAAACAGGCAAATAGTTCCAAGGTCGGGGTTGCCCAAGTGTTGAATCGTCTCACCTACATGTCCAGTTTGAGTCACTTGCGCCGTATCAATACTCCTTTGGAAAAAAGCGGGGAGCTCATTGCGCCGCGTAAGCTTCACAACACCAGTTTCGGTTTTTGCTGTAACGTGGAGACACCAGAAGGCCAGTCCATCGGGGTCGTCAAAAACATCAGTTACATGGCACATATCACAATTCCCACCAACAGTGCTTCGCTTTACGAGTATGTGGAACCCTACATTATGAAGGTGGACGATACTCCCGCCAAGGACCTGTACAATCAGGTGAAGGTGTTTGTCAACGGTGCGTGGGTAGGTATCACCAAGAGTCCGATGGAACTGTATCACGAAATGAAATCCAAAAAATACCGGGGGGTTATCAACATCTACACCTCGGTCGTATTTGACTACAAAATGGCCGAAATTCGCATCTGTAGCGACGGGGGGCGCCTAACGCGGCCTCTGTTAAAAGTCCGCGATGGCAAGGCTCTTATCACCCGGGACATTATTGACCGTCTGGATAAGGGTGAGTTGACGTGGAACGATCTCTTGATTGCGTGTAAACTGGACGATTCGGTCATTGAATATATTGATCCGGAAGAACAAAATTACGCGATGATTGCCATGAAATCGAAAAAGGGCTATCTCCAAGACGTCAATATGAAAATCAACTACACGCACTGTGAAATTCACCCGAGTACTATTTTTGGGGTACTTGCGTCATGTGCGCCGTATCCCGATCACAATCAGGCTCCTAGAAATACCTACCAATGTTTGGATCCTTGGGAATTGGTTTGGATGGCAGATGGTACGAAAAAGCCGCTGATCGACGTACGGATTAACGACCGGGTACTGACCTTTCATCCCACGACATTTAAAATTACTGATACGACGGTCGTGAACCAGTTTGTCCGTCCCAACGACTACAGTATTTATGAGATTTGGACAAAGAGTGGTAAAACCATCAAGGCCACGCAAGACCACAAATTCATGACAAATCGTGGCTGGAAGACGGTGGGCGAGATGATGGAAGCGCATAACGCAGAAATCGCCGCGGAGATGGACGATTTGAACGCCGCATCCCAAAGCAAGATCTGGAAAGAACCCTCGTGTAATTCTATTAAGATTGGTACCTACAGCGAGACCGACAATTCCTACATGTTTGAATCGCTGGGGGGGTTTAAACGGTTACCCGACGGCATGGTCGCAGACATTACTGTAAGTTCCGAGAACCACAGTTTCCTGGCGGGGGAGGCGGGATTCCTCTCTTCGAATTGTGCCATGGTAAAACAGGCCATTGGGGTCTACGCTACCAACTACGACAACCGGATGGACAAGTCGGGCTATATTTTGAACTATCCGTCACGTCCACTGGTGGATACCCGTCTCATGAATTTTATCCAGCTCAACCGCATACCTTCGGGGTGTCAGATTCATGTGGCCATTGCTTCATTCACTGGCTACAACCAAGAGGATTCCGTTCTTATTAACAAGGGGTCCATTGACCGGGGTATGTTTTCCGCCACTATTTATCACACGGAAAAGGACGAGGACAAGAATATTATCCGCGACGAGATTATTCGGTGTAAGCCCGATCCCACCAAGACCAAATGTATCAAGTTTGGCAATTACAACAAGCTGAATTCCCAGGGGTTCATCGAAGAAAACGAATTGGTGGAGAACCGCGACATTATCATTGCGAAGATCATCCCGATCAAGGAAAACCGCAACGATCCGACCAAGACCATCAAGTACGAGGATCAAAGCAAGAGTTTTCGTACGACGGAAGAAACATATGTGGATAAAAACTACACGGGTCGCAACGGCGATGGCTACAATTTTGCCAAGGTGCGCGTCCGCACCTACCGTAAACCGGTGATTGGGGACAAATTTGCGTGTTTTACGCCCAATTGCGAGGTACTGTGTTCCGACGGCTGGATACCGATTGAAGGTGTAACAAAACAACACAAGGTGTGTATATTAGAACCGGAAACCGACACAATCTGTTATGAACCGCCTAGTGATGTCCATGTTTATGATTATGACAGTGATATTCACGGTAAAATGTACCAAATGACGAGTAGTTTGGTGGATTTAACGGTAACCCATAATCATCGGATGTGGGTGAAAAGGCGGGCAGTTTTGGAAAATAAAAAATATGATTACAAGTCCCACTACGAATTCATGGAAGCCAAAGACTGTTTTGGAAAACGATTGAAATACAAGAAATCTGCCCAGAATTACGTACCAACAAATTGGATCGGCGAAACCTTTACCATCCCAGAATTCACGGACGGTAATCGTGTGATTCGTCCAAAAATCGCGGTGGATATGAATGATTGGCTGGTGTTCTTTGGTATTTGGTTAGCAGAAGGTTGGGCAAATAAAAATGCGGTGACGTTTGCCGCACATAAGCCTAGAGTAAAGGCTGCTCTGGAACCGGTGATTGAGCGTATGGGTTTTACATTAACCCAAAATTTCGACAATGTTTGTGCTGAAAGTGAAAACAGATGGTCTATTAACAACGTTCAGTTGTGTAATATTATGGAACCATTGAGCGTGGGCGCAATTCATAAATATTTTCCAGAGTGGGTATGGCAATTGAACAAAGAACAAAGCCAGTTGCTCATATCTTCTATGATGTTAGGAGACGGTTACCATTCAAAGTCCAACGCATCCTTATATTATACGTCGTCGGATCAAATGGCGGATGTTTTGAGTCGTCTATGTTTACATGCGGGTTGGTGTGCGAATAAGCGAAAGATAAACAGTAAAATGGCCGGAACGTCCACTAAGTATAATGGAAGAGACATTACAACTCGGGTCGATCACCTATGTGTCACAATCATCAAGACTAAATTGGAACCGGAAATGAATCATGGTCATCGCAACACACAAAACGGTCAAAGTGAATCATGGGTAGATTACAAGGGAACCGTACACTGTTTAACTGTAAGTACGGGCGTTTTTATGGTTCGTCAAAATGGTAAACCGGTGTGGAGTGGTAACAGCAGATCGGCTCAGAAAGGCACGGTGGGTAACATTATCGAAGAAAACGACATGCCGTTTACCAAGGACGGTATGCGCCCCGACATCATTTTGAATCCCCATGCGATTCCTTCGCGTATGACGATTGGTCAGCTGAAGGAGACGCTCTTGGGTAAAGTCCTCATTGAACTGGGGATGTTTGGTGACGGTACCAGTTTCGGCAATCTCTCGGTCAAAACGATTACCGAAGAATTGCTCAAGTTGGGTTACGAAAGCTACGGTAACGAGGTCATGTACAACGGCATGACGGGGGAGCAAATGGAGATGAGCATCTTCTTCGGTCCCGTATTTTATCAGCGACTCAAACACATGGTCAATGATAAACAACATAGTCGGGCGATTGGCCCCATGGTCAATCTTACGCATCAGCCGGCCGAAGGTAGGGCTCGGGACGGTGGATTCCGTATTGGGGAGATGGAGCGCGACGTCTTGTGTTCGCACGGTATGACGAAATTCACCCGCGAGCGGTTACTGGATGTTTCGGACAAGTACAGTGTCAATGTCTGTAAAAAGTGTGGCATGATTGCGTGTTTCAACGACGGCGATCGTAACCGGGCTTATACCAACAACGACTTCTCCATTCACTTGTGTAAGACGTGTGGTAATAAGACCGACTTTTCCTTGGTCGAGATGCCTTATGCGAACAAGTTGTTATTCCAGGAACTTCAGACGATCAATGTAGTACCGCGTATTATTACGGAGTAGATATAGCCGCTGGGTCAGGACGGGTAGATTTGACCAAAATGATGCCTAGGTGTTGATTAACAAAATAATTCAAAATATTTTTTCGTACCGTTTCTTCGCTACACGACATAACATACGCGACTTCCCGGTTGCTACGTATTGTGTTGAAATCGTAATCAAATTTGTAGGTAATACAGCGACGGGTAAACGGTTCGGCAGTTTCTTCAATATGCTCCCATAGTTTCGCAGAATCGTTGGCGTGAGCGGCGGAAGTGTGTGGTTGATTGTTCAACAAACCACTATGTTGATTGTTCAACAAACCACTATGATGGTGAGCGCGCTGATAGATGGTCCCCGCATTACGCAACATTTTTTTAGATACGTTGGTAATGGGCGATAGATCCGTCATACCCTTGTACAATTGTCCGCGGATGTGGTGAACCGCATAGAGATGAAACAGGGCGGTATCTTTGGTAGGTTGGTAGCGGCGAATGGCGTTTAAAAGTCCAATGCGCGAATAGATTGACATTTCGTGGTAAGGGATGTGTTTACATTTATACATGTGCTGTTTCTTGAAGTTTGATCCGATTTTGATGGCCCAACCTTCATAACGCCGGTACAATATGGCTTCAAATAGATGACGTGTACGAGGCGGTATGTCCGGCATCATTAAACAGCGATTCAAACGCACATGAGGAAGTACTTTGGGCGAATACTTTACCCCCGACAACAACCACGGTAACGCAAACAGAACAAGTATGAACATGTTATAGTAACAAGGGTGTTATTTTTATTATGGTTCCATTTATAATTTGTAGACGCTACTCGAAATGATATAAGACAAAATTATACCAGGAATTTCGATAAAAATATGGTAAGGGAACTCGGGATAAAATGCCAACATTTTCTTACAGTTATATTTTTCGTTCAAGATGACAAAACTCACCAGAATGACAAAAAATATAATCCAGTAAATGCTTCTCTTCAACGAGGCGGAAAGTATCCTAAAATAATATATCAATAACGAAATCAACATAACCTCTTGAGAATAAAATGAGGGCAGTATCCACGAACGCATAAAACAGTATATGTCGATACACACCAATAAAAAGAGATAAAATATGAAATAAGGATCCGGAAAATAACGGGTGTAAAAATAAAGTGTCGCTCCCAAGGTGATGTTGGTAAAATAGGATAACACGTGAATCACATTGGTTTGAAACGGTCCTTCAATATGAATTGTATGTGAAAAGGCATGAAACAGTTGAAAACACAAAATAGACAACAAAAACAGGAATGTATAGAGATGACGCGTTTGAAGTAAAAAGAACAATACAATTAAGCAACTTACAACATTCAACATCACCGAATAGGGTTGTGCGACGCCCTCCTTATTCGGTGTTTCACAGGTATTGAATGGAAAAAATAAATCATCGTTCATCCGTATTACGCGTATATATTTATTATACTAAATAATAAATATAGTATTTATCGTGTAGTATCATTATGACCGATGTATCGGTGCCCGATAACAGTATCATCAACGATGTACGAACCGCGGCCGACTTTAAATCCGTCAGCTTTTCGGGATACAAAAAGACCGAGGTCAAGAATCAGCTGATAGAAAGTATGATCAAAGGCAAGATTGAGCCGGCCTGTCACTGGGCGGCCGAACTGATTTGCGCCGGTCACTTTATCGAGGTATGGGAATGTATCCTTTTTTATTTAGGAAAACATATTCATGCGGCCAATCCGAAAATGGTCATTTATTTGGAAAAGCGTTACAAAATATTCCGCAACATCGTCCAACAAGGTCTCTTTGTGTGTGAGGTCGACTTACGTAACAATGCCACGATACGTCGTCTCTTTGCGGAAATGGTGGTGATTTCCGCAAAATCGCCGCAAAAACACAGTTTCGAAACACTGAAGATTGACCGCGTGGAAGAATTCGATATTACCAAAATGACCAGCCGTCTGAAAGCACCCAACGTCCACTACGCCGAAGGAATGCTGGACCCCGAAGATCCCAAGGAGTTGTTCATCGTCATCAACGAATTTGCCTACCAAATATCTGTAGAGGGCGGGCGTAACATGATTGATGCCTGTTTCTGGATTGAATGGATGATCGAATTTGACACTATTTGTAAAAACCGCAAAGAACCCACCAAGTGTAAACGTCGGGCGTTTCCGGTCGAAAACAAATTCCAACGCGACATTATTTGGATCATGTGGAACACCCTGATTCATTACAGTAAGAAATGCGGGCCCTTTATCGAGATGATTATGAAATCGTTGCTCGAACTCTTTTGTATTCGCTATACCACCGCGTGTAGTAAAAAACGAAAATACATTCTCTATTATGCGGTGGAACTGTTGACGGAACCGATTCCTACCAACGTAGAACTGATTAGTAAAGAAAACAAGGAAATTCTGGAAATGGTGTTGGAAAACATTGACGGCATCTACAAACAAATCAAAAAGAACGAAAACGGCCCGGGTACAGATTACTTGTTCTCGGGGTTGGGTTCCAACAATAACCTGGAAAAGTCGGTCAAAAAATTGGAAATGCTCCGCGCTATCGAGATAACTCCGCGAAGTTCAGACGCCTGAACGATTTCGTACCCTTTCGTACACCTCATACAATATGTTGGCAACGGCCCGAATATTTTCATCGTTCCCATTCACATGACGATTATCGTACAATCGTAAATGAAACCGTTCAGTGTTTGGTAATTTGTCCCGGTATTCATCGTATTCGCCCTGGTCTGTAGTAACAATCAACAGATAGATGGGCTTATTGAATCTCCTTTCCAGATAAGCGATGAAATCAAACCACGTATTTAGATTGTCGGGCTGACCTTCGAAACGGCCTTTCCAACTCTCGCTCGTTGGTGTATGATTGGCCATTCGTATGAATAAGATGGGTTCATTACTCGCCAACGCAAGATTCAGCCGATCGAAACGGCGTGTATACATATCCTTCACCACATTTCGGTCATTCATGTAATGTTCATAACTGTGAAAATCGTGGACAATCAATCCGTCGCGCTCTTTGATGCTGAATTCAAAGTTGTCGGGATGAAACTCGGATTCGTCGTCTAAATCAAAAAAGGTCTTGTTATTTAGTAATGTTCGGATAACAAACGACTGATTTGCCATGATCCAGTCGTAAGGGTAGCGTTCTTGGTTGGAAATAAACTGTTGTACAGCCTGGGTAACTAAACACCCCCCCAAGCCTCCCAAATTGATTATTTTCATTGTAACAATACAATCAAAATATCCTTTATGTTATTTTGTGAACAAGTTAGTATGCCCCAAACGAACTGCCGATCAATGCGTTTGCGGCGACGGGACCCATTGGCTCGGCATATTCTTGCATCGAACGGCCGCCCTTCATCATGTGATCATAGTTGTCCGTCATTTGCGGGCGGTGGGTCGCCGTGGGCGCGGGGGGAAACATGTTGTTTTGTATATTTCCGTCTAAATAATCGGCCTGACTGGGGCTATGCCCCGACGACATCGGTTTGCTTATGCGCACACCGTTTTTCACAGACTGTTTGCGATCGTCTACATCGCGGCCATTCCACAGTTCGCTGATGCGATCAACCAAAATGTTGGCTTTCACCCCCAACTTGGACTGAATGCTCAAGACAATCACTAAAAATGCTAAAATAACATTCGTGAGTGCCAGGTTCTCATATTTGAACCCGCTATACGTAGGGAAAAACGTAATCACGCGGTGGATGAGAATGATACCCCCGAAAATAACAACGACCTGGATGAAAATTTCGAGCAACAACTCTAAACTCGATTTTTCCGGATCGGCCTCGGGAATGAAACGCTGGATCAACTTGTTGAGAACCACTATCGGTATCAATGCGTAAATACCGTATTGTAATACATTGAATATTTCAGCCTTGTCTTCTTCGCTAGATGAGAACACATGCCCAATAAATGTTTTTTTAGAGGAAATATCACCGCCTTCAGTAAATTGGCTATCCATTTACAATCCTTTCTATATAGTTTGTCCACAGAAAAATATATAGAGGTTTAGGTATAGATATTTGTAACATTCGTTTGTAATGACGTCTATTTACCATTTTTTATCGTCCCCATGTGCTTCTAAACCACGTACGGTGTTGGACCCGTCCAACCACTCCTTGTCGAAACACGTCGTCGTCGACCAGCCGGATGTAATACCCAAGCCGACCACAAATTCCAAGATATCCCTGAGAACCGCGGAAAAAAACGAATGTTGTCCCCCGGCACCCTTGCCCGAAGAAGAAATAAAACAGAGATTAAGCCGAAACTTTAATTTCAAAACTCTGGAGTTTCCACCAACGCCCCCCGCTTTGTCTAACACGGATACGGCGAATCCATCGGTGTCTTTAATGAAAAGCCGCGACGCGGACGACCTGTCGGAATCTCCCACCACGACAGAGAACGTTGTCCTGAGCGAGGCAAAGCCACCGACGGTTCACGAGGAAACTCAATATCTAAACTTGATTCGCGAAATTATTGATACAGGGTCTTACGAAACATCGCGGAACGGAAATACGTATACGAAATTCGGATACAATATGCGGTTCTCTTTGAAAGACGGTAGGATCCCCTTAATAACCACCAAAAAAATGGTCGTGAAAGCCTGTTTCGAGGAACTCTTTTGGTTCATTCGCGGTTCCACGTCGTCAACCGAACTACAGGAACGCGGGGTGAATATTTGGAACCGCAACGGTACGCGCGAGTTTTTGGACAGCCGTGGTCTCTACCATTTGGACGAAGGCGACTTGGGTCCGATTTATGGGCATCAGTGGCGCCATTTCAACGCAGAGTATACGAATTCTAGTACATGCTACAAGGGGTCGGGAATCGACCAATTGAAATATGTGATTGACGAATTGTCGGACCCCCAAACGCGGTCCTCGCGGCGAATTATCATGACTGCCTGGAATCCTTGCCAGATAAACCAGATGGCATTGCCGCCGTGCCACATCATGGCACAGTTTCATGTTAGAGACAACAAATACTTGTCGTGTGCGTTATTTCAACGCAGTGGTGATGTGGGTTTGGGCATACCGTTTAACATAGCGTCTTATGCTCTTTTAACGCATATTTTGGCCAAACACTGCGGATTAGAAGCCGAAGAATTTGTCCATTTCTTGGGAAATTGCCATATATATGAAGAACATGTCGACGCCCTCAAAAAGCAAATGGTGTTGGAACCCAAGGAGTTCCCACAGATTAGCATTAATAAGCGGGATGAAATTGAGGATTACGGCATTGACGACATTGTCTGGATGACGCCATATCAATCTCACCCTTCCATTAAAATGGACATGAAAGCTTAAACCGCGCGTTAAAAAAGATTTAGAGATATCCACTTTAGTATTATATTGTCAGTAAAATAACATGGCCACCTCAATTGCTGCTGCCAAAAACCGTCGTGCCGGAATCAAACCAAACACGCCTCCCATGCCCACAAACGCACCCAATCAGCCGCCGGCGCAACCCGCCGGCCTGACGCTTCCCCAGGTTATTGCGGTCATTGATCAACGTTTGATTACGTTGGAAAAATTCATGAATGACAATACGGTAGAGAATGACACGTCTATTCCGAACCTCGACGAAAATGGCGAAGATCAAACCGGTCAAACGGGTATTGTTATGGACAGCAAGGAATTCAACACTTTTGTGGACGAGATCAACAACCGGTTTCAGATGTTGGCGGAGGAAATCAACACTCTGAAGGACACTGTCATGAAGTTACAGGCCTATACGATGGATGTGAACAAGGTGCTTCTCAGCGAGATCACCAAAAACGAGGGAGGTGAGATGCCGGCAATTTCTTTAGGAGAAAACGAGAACGTTAAATACATCTTGGAAAGTATGCAAGAGGCCGAAAATGAGACCCCGCAAACGTAATCGGTTCGTAAGTTGGCACTATTTTACTTTTTGTAATAAAATATAAACCCTTTCGTATATATTTTGTTACATGTCTTCCACGGACAACATATTGGATGAGATTGATAAATTTAAAAACACCTATTACGCGGAGAATACCAAGAACATTTTCTTCAAAAAAACGCAAAAACAGGACGTGGCCAACCAAATTTGCCAGCAATTCAGTGTGGAAGAATTGATACAAAAAACGGTCAGATTGTTACCCAACACTAACCGAGTATACATTGATTATCCGGTATTTAAATTGTATGCCACTCCCGATAACTACAAACATATCATTGAATATGTCATTGCGTGTTTTAACGTTTGTATACAAGCTTACGGCAATTTTGAATGTCACATCAACCTATGTTCCTTCACAATGACGGCCGCAGAACGCTACAAGACGGCCATCGAAATATTTTGTAAAGACTGTCTTAAAAGTGAGACGCGGTACGGACGCATGTTGTCCAAAATGTACGTTTATCATTCGCCCGGGATGATTGAACGGTTCACCGCCATTTTTATTCATTTGATTGATCCACATGTACGCGACAAATTTGTTCTCTATACCAAGGAGGAATCTGACCACCGAATTGCGGAGCTCTTTCAAACGACATAAAAAATTGAATCGATTGTAAAAGATTTAAGAATTGGGCACCATAATTGCTTACAGAAACCATGACTAGACTCAACCTGGAAATCCAGAATATCAACAAGTGTCATGTATTTACCACCATCTTTCAGCACATGAAATTGTTCTCGGAGAACATCAATGTCCATTTCAAAACCGACGGACTTTCCCTTCAAACCATGGACAGCGCGCATGTCTCCGTCATTGAATTAAGTATTCCTTCCACGTGGTTTGACCGTTACGATCTGGAAGAGGATGTGGTGATTGGGCTGAATACCGTGTTGTTGTTCAAAATTCTGAGTACGCGCGAAAAGGAACAGGTGGTGCTCTTTGATTATCACGGCGACAACACGGACCAGTTACAAATCCGGTTCGAGTCTGAAAAATCCATGTTTAACAAGGCATTTGATGTGCCTCTGGTAGATTTAGACACTGAAATCATGGGTATTCCCGCGATGGAATACGAGGCGGAGTTTACGCTCCCGTCGGCGCACTTTGCCGAATTGGTCAATCAATTGAAACTGTTTGGCGATAGTATGGACATTCAGTGTTCGGAGGAAGAAATCATATTGTATGCCAACAGTGTGGACTCGGGAAAAATGTCGGTAAAGATTGACATTGAAGATTTAAACTCGTTTGTGATTGACGAGGGTGGTCAAATGCGGGTGTCTTACAGCCTGAACAATTTGTATAACATGGTTCAATTCCACAAGTTGTCTCCCAACGTGGATATTTCCCTGAAGACCGATTTTCCCATGAAATTGCGGTTCAATATTTTAGGAGATGTGGACGCCCATATTACCATGTATTTGGCCCCCAAAATTTCGGATGAATAATATGTGTGTTCTGCGCTACGTTGATAAATATTATATGGATGATAAAATATAATATCTAGAGTGTAAACAAAAAATGACCACGTTCACTTCATTTCTTATTTTCATTGCCATTCTTTTTTTGTACGTTCATGTGACGGCCCAATACAAAAAAAGCGAGGATTTAGAAATCTACGAGGCGGATTATATTTCGAATGCCCAAATACAAGAAGTCTGTGATGTTCGGCAACCCGTTCTCTTTGATCTTCGCGCCGTGGCGCCGCCCGTTTTAGTCGAAAACAAACTCGATTGGGAGAACGTTCTCGCATTATCCCAGAAAAACTCTACAAATGTTCATGTAAAGGACGTCACCGACATTCGTACCCTGGACGTCGAACATGGGGGCGATTCCGTCCCTTTGCCGCTATCTAGCGCGGTAGGTCTCATGGAAACAGACAGCAAGGGCCGTTTTTTTTCAGAGAACAATGACGAATTTGTGAAGGATGTATTGGACGGAAAACTGCGCGACCTGGACAATTTTGTCCAGCCGCAGTTCAACGCGCTTACAAAACACGACCTGTTGTTTGGGTCTGAAAATGCGTATACTCCCATGCGATATCACAGCGATTACCGCCGTTTTTTCCTGGTCGCTTCCGGTAAAATATCCGTTAAAATGACCCCGTGGAAAAGCCGAAAATTCTTACATGTAGAGAAGGATTACGTTAATTACGAATTCCGAAGCCCGGTCGATGTATGGAACCCCCAAGAAAAATACGCTACCGATGCGGAGAACCTCAAATGCCTGGAATTTGACATTGCCGAGGGGTTTTTACTTTACATTCCACCGTATTGGTTTTACAGTATTAAATATGGTAAATCCGCAGACGGGCTCTCTCAAATATACGCCGCCACCTACAATTCAGTCATGAATGTTACCTCCAACTTGCCCGAATGGGGGATGTTTTTTCTCCAACAATGGAACACTGAACGGAAAACCCTCAAAAAGTTGAAGATTCGGGCCGCGGAAGAGGAGGAAGAGGAGGAAGAGGAAGAGGAAAACGAAAGGAGGAAAGGAGAGGAAGATGAAAGAGAAACAGAAAGGGAAAAGAAAAAGAGAGAACCTGTTGAATAATCTCACATAATACTATAATAATTTTATCGAATATGGAGATGTGGATAAAAAAAATCGCGGTAGCCGGGTGTATCCTGATTGCGTTAGATTTAGGGTTTATCAATCTCAACAAAAAAATGTACGAATATACGGTGATCAATGTTCAACGCGTGGTCATGGTTCCCAAATACGCGGGTATTTTTGTGGCATATTTTTTCATCCTAGTCATTTTGTATTGGTTTATTTTGCGCCAACGCCGTCCCATTTGGGAAGCCGCATTATTGGGCATGGCGGTCAACGGTATTTATGAGAGTACCAATTACACCATGTTCAAGAAATGGCCGCTGGATTTGGCTATTATAGATACCTTGTGGGGAGGCGTATTGTATGGTCTTACAACGGCAGCGGTATACCATTTCCTGTAACTGTACGCCCATTGGTTCTCCCGGAAAAACTCCAGCTACTCTTTCTCCAGCGATCCTCGTCCTCAAACACGACCGTCGCGTACAATCGTTCTCTTATCTTGTTCACAGTATGTTTGATGCGCCCGTGAACAGCATGTTCCTTGGGCAGTGGGACACCACTGCTACTTTTCATTAATTTGGGTTTTTGTACATTGTCCCAGCTACCTTTCATTCCCTTGAGACTCCCCCCGCTTTCCGAGCCAGTTTTCGACGGTTTTGGGCTAGAGGGGTTGCTTGGTATATTGTGAAAACGCACCGGTCTAGGTGTAATTTCACTCACGCTTTTACCCGAATGCCGATGGAGTTCATCGAGTTGTGCCAATATTTCGTCGCATACACACTCCGAATATTCGCTGTCATATTCACAATCATTATTATTCATCTTCGCGTATAATACACCTTTTGTAGATCTAAAACAAATAAAATAAACGAATCGCCCATGTCTTCAATTTTTCCGCGTTCCGTATTGGCGAAAAAATTGATATTTTGGATAAACCCCGAATGGAAATTACCGTTCTCCGATGTCCAGTTACCAATCCGATTTTCTCTCAACCATCTATAATAAACGGTTTTGCCAATCAACCGGAAAAACCACCCATAGTGGTCATTACAACCATGTTTCCTGTATTTTCGAAGGAAAAATCGAAAATCTGTGCCAAGGCAACGGCAAACAAGTACGGATCCATTCTTACGGTATGAATCGGTACGCAGGACCCCATGACATCATGTCCAGCGTTCACGCGGAACACGACGCCATTATGAAGCTTAAACCCTTGGAGAGGAAAAAAAACAAGCAAAAGTGTAGTATGTTCATAACTCGTTTGTCCAAAACGGGTAAGTTGGGGACAAGTAAACCGTGTTCCATGTGTATCAACAATATGTACTTTATGCCAGAACAAAAAGGGTACAAAATACACCATGTATACTACACGGATCAACACGAAAATATTATACGAACCACTCTGACGAGACTGTTACAGGAAAATGAAACTTATTATACCAGCGGGTACCTCAACCAAACGGTTCGTCGGGCCGACCCCCGTAAACACAAAAATTGATTATTATTTTGTTTCGCACTTACATGTCACCTAAATAACATTATGTCTACCCTAATCACCAATGAATGCGCCACCAACGGATGGGGATACATTATCGCCGAACATACGACTGACGGCGATGATCCGGTACGTGATCGTAAAATACTCGTGACATTTTGGGTAAAAGATCCCAACCAACCCATCAAAAAATGGGTGTATAAATCTCGCAAGTCCTTGTATGAAGACATGAAAGTGTTTGTTGGTTCTCAATTGGTCAATTATACAGAATTTCACCGATCCAAAGCTTTCATGGGGAACGAATACATCCAATATTATGAACGCCTCATGGGCACCCAAAACAAGGCATATGAACTGGGGGCTTCAGCGTAAAGACCTAGGTGGACCTACCAATCCAATTGTGGATGACAGAAAGTGGTTGTTCATCGGGTTCCAAATTATACAAATTATAAAAGATTTCTTCCGAATCTTCGTCGGTAAATGTTACCGTTTTTTTATCGTCATCTACCTTTCCGCCGTATCTCTGAATCCGCGTTTTCCAAAAGGGAGACGCGGAAGCATAAAATACCCACGCGTCGTAATCTTGTATCGTAAGATTTGGAGAACCGGGTTCTCGCAAACACATATACAAACACCGTTTCCGGGGAATTTTCCACGATTTGGTCGAAATGACCGGGCGATTCTTGTAGGACTGAATGTCCGCATCTTTGTAGGAGACATACACGACGGCTTGGACATGCTTACGTGTATATGTTTCCCACACGAATTGGGGGAATTCTTGAGCCAGTTTTTCGGTGTTTATTTGGCAATGTATAATGTTCTTCACCGCCGTGGCGACGGTAAAATCCTTGGCGGTTGTTCTCCACTCTTCCATTTTTCTTTGTAGAAATTCGGCCATTTTGTTTTTTCGCGGCGACGGGACAAAGTAATTGTCGAAAATATCACACAGTAATTGGAGAACCTCCCGATCAAAGCCCGAAAAATAGAGTTCATAGGCCCAAAAGAGTGCTTCCGGAAGGTTCTCTTGAAACACCGCTATTTTCAGCGAATATTCCACGTTGGTTTTGGAATACAGATATCGGGTCAAAATCATTTCATTTACAGATAGTGTGATCAATGCCGCGATTTTATTCAATTTTCGGCGGCTTTCACGAAAAATGTCGGGTAAATGTATAAGATGGCCAAGACCCGCCGAAAGGAATCCAAACCGGGGACCCGAAAACGACACAGCCTCGCGAAAGACACCAAGTTCTCCCTGGTAATCTATACTTTTTTAGGCATGCTGAACACGGTCAAACTCTATCACTGGAAAACGTATTCATATGCCGAACACAAAGCCACGGACAAATTATACGATCGGTTGAACGAACATATAGACACATTCGTGGAGATTATGTTGGGTAAAGACGAAACGCGGTTGTCCAAAATAAACGAAAAAATAAAACTCTTAAACTACACAAATGTGAAAGATTTCAAGGCCCGGGTGTACGCCTACCGCACGTTTTTGATCAACATGAGCGAAGTGTTTGACGAGAAAGAAGACAGCGATTTACTTAACGTACGCGACGAGATATTGGGAGACATTAACCAATTCCTGTATTTGATGACGTTTACCAAGTAATTCGCGCTTATCGTAACATGCCGTATAGGGTGGGTAATACACGTAGTCCGGGTAAATGCTTGCCGTGTCGTTCGAAATACCGAATATTTTGTAATGTTCTCCGTTTAATCATAACTTCTTGACGTTCTCTGAACACGCGTTTCCACACCCGTTGAACGATACGTATCCAACAGGTTTTTAATAACACCGTTTGCCAGTAGCTTCTTGGTTCAATGTCCAACTTCATGATTTCAAGTCGAATAGTATTTATGTCCATTATATCGCGATAAGTAGTAAAAACACTGTAGTTGGCCAAATAATTCAGGACACTTTGAATGTCAAATTTCAAAAACGTGGATGGCTGTATGGCAACATTCAGCAAGAAGCGGGTTCTCCCCATTGACATACAAATTCCCAAATAATATTTGTGGTTCTCCTTTTCGCTATCTAAAAATGCGACTTCCAGATTGTAGATACGCTCCATATCGGCCTCTATACGTTCTATTTCTGGGTTAGGGTCGGCTATTAATCCGTGGCGCCAATTAAATTGCGAATCGTAGCTAGTGTCGCTATCACTGTCACTTGCGCTTTCACTGCTTACAATGTCGCCTTCAATTAAGACGACTTCGTGTTCCATTTCTTCAGTATCATTATAAGGAGACGGCATGATATTATGGTAACAATTGTCTGTAAATATTCATGTAGTATCATTACAAAAATATTTCAAAACATCAATTTTTTGGGGGGTATGCTCGATTATGGAAACAACGACAAAAAAAGTAATGAATATATACACGATTTATGAATATATTTAGGGAACTTGTTGGAGTAATTTGTTAGAGTAATGTATAAAAAGCCCCCACCATTAATTCAGAAATGAGCCAAGCTAAGCGCCGCGGTAACAGTAATCGTAAATTGACAACCCGACACATCGAGGAAGAACTCGCACATTACAATCTCGGAAAAGAATCGTCCAAAGAATGTATGAAAACGGTGTTTGAAAATTTCAATTACTTGTCCGCAAAAGAAAAATCCCTGGTCGATACCAAGTTCACCAAGCCTAAAAACAAGTCGCAAGCGAGGTACGTCCACATACTCAATAATACCAACCACAAGATTGTTATTGCGACGGGTCCGGCCGGCACAGGGAAAACTCTTTTTGGTACGGAGTATGGTGTCAAGAATTTTTTATTAGGAAAATACGAAAAATTAATATTTACCCGCCCGGCGGTCAGTACGGACGAAGACTTGGGGTTTTTACCCGGGACGTTGGAAGATAAAATGGCTCCTTGGATCCGTCCCATTTACGACATTTTATACAAATTCATGAGTCCGAATGAAGTGACGCAGATGTTAGAAGAAAAGGTCATTGAGATTGCGCCTTTAGGGTACATGCGCGGGCGCACCTTCAAAAATACGTGGATTGTGGCAGACGAGATGCAGAACAGTACGCAAAATCAGATGAAGATGTTGCTTACCCGTTTGGGGGAGAACTCGCGCATGGTCATTACCGGCGATTTGGATCAACACGACCGCATCGGCGAAATCAACGGATTACACGATTTTTTGGAAAAGTTTCGGGGGTGCCGGTCGAATTCGATTTCCAGCATTGAATTTGAAACGGGGGACATTGAACGTGAGGAAGTCGTGAAAGAGGTGTTGGACATTTACGGGGGAGGTGTTCCCGCGCTTTACGTAATGGACCCGGCGAGTTCTTCGGAAAAGACATCTAAAGATAGTGATTCGGGTTCCGACTTTTGAATCCCGGGTGCCAAGTCGGTAGACACTTGGTCCAAGTCTTTTTCGACCGTTTCATTCAAAAATGATTCATAAGAGTACGAATGATGTACACGTTTTTGAGAACCCACAAACAAGCTCGATAAATTGGGCGCAGAATGGAATACATTTTTACTGTCGAATGTTACCTTTTTTTTCACTTTTTCGGGTACTATTTCTGGTAGTATTTTTATTCGACAACAAAAATACTTACAAAACGCGGTGAACATTTTATTATACGCTGATTACATTTTGAACGCAAATTATTCATATAAGTTATACGAATAATTATCTGTACACCCTTGAAAATTATATGTGACACAAGGTGCGTTTCGTGTTCAAAGGTGTGTTATTTTCTAGTTTTGCGGTGGCGACGGGACCTGGATTTCTTGGCAGTTCTTCTGCGTTTTCCACCCGCACCCCCCCCACTCCGATGACCCCCCCCATTCGATGAAATTAATTGGTACAGGTCTGAAGTGTTACCCATACCAGGCATGCCAGACGGAACATTTACTTTTTCATATAATTTTTTTTTATTATCGCTTAACACAGAATACTCGTTTGGACTTATTTTTTTACGTAATATGTCAGGTGGTATTGTTGTTAACAATCGATGTCCTGTGAAACTACTGTATGATCTATCTTGATATGTTCCGTTGGGTTCTGATTCGTATAAGCGTTTTTCTTCTGGCGGTAATTTTGCATATTTATCCAGTGATATTACGTCTTTTAATTCGCGATCAGCGTCGCCATGAGTAACCGGTTCAACATCCTCATCTTTAATAAATATTAGAGTCTTTTTACCTGAAATTCCTTGTAATTGTGCCAATAACATATCGTCATAATTTTCAAATATACTATATCCCGGCTTACCATTTTCAACATCACTAATATTAATTAGTGAATATTTTTGTTTTAATACCTGTTCTATCTGCTGAATTATACTGATATCACTACCATCATCACCACCACCACCAATTTTAATAACCGACATTATATTTTTCTTATATTATTCACAGAAATAATATCAATTCCAAAATGAGAACAACACGAAGTTCTCCAAATATCATCGGTTTAGATTGATATTCTTCCCGATATTTTTCCGGAACGAAAGGAAGTTCGACTTTCCCTATTTTCACATTCATCGTGTTGTGGGTAAAGTGGACCCACCGAACAAACGAATCCCGATTGTCTAAATTGAATTCTTCAAGGACGTCAAGCGCCATTATTTTATAATTATTCGCTTCCAAAGAACGCACCCTTACCCAAGTTAAAATCACTCAAGCGCGTAATGCTTTCTTCATTGTTCTTCATAATCTCCTTGATTAAATCCTTGATGGAAATTAACCCCATGCACTCCTCATTCTTGTCGTCCATAATGATCAAATGGCGAATATCCTTCAACAGCATCTTATTCATACACAACTGAAGGGAATCCGTCTCCCTCGCCACAATCACATGTGGGCTGTACGTACAAATATCCTTCACCTTGGTCTCCGTCGACTTCTTTCCGAGAGCCGCGACCTTGTTAATATAATCGCGCTCGGAACATACCCCCACCACATTCTCATTGTCGTCGGTGACCGCCAAACAACCAATGTTAAACGCCGCAAACCGCGTCACAGCCTCACGCGTGCTGCTATTCTCATTGATCTTGAAATCAATCTTGTGATAACAACTGTTTTGAAATACCTTCAAAGCAGAAATCTTATTGGGCGAACTCACTAATTGACGAGAAACGATTTGAAAGGGAGCACGAAACATTATAGATATTATAAGATATATAATATCTATTTTTTTAAGTCCGTTTTATTTGTTTTTTTACACATACAAACTTTGGGCCGTGGTAATATATTTCAAAATCATGGCGTCAATCGTTCCCAATTTCGACAACAATTCCAACATTTCTTCGCGTTGATCACACACATTCATCAATTCTTTTACCATCGTACTTATTTTCAAGACGGCCTTGGTAAAATCTCCGATCGAAATTGACTTTTCCGCCAATTTCGTTTGAATAAACCATTTACATTGTCCCTCGTCGTCACATATACACCATTCTTCCATCATATCCACCAAATCGTATACCATCTCCAAATCGTTCTCTGAACCGCTGTTGGATATCGTAATATTCTCACTCTGATTGTACTCATAATAACGATCGAGGATTTCCCGGTAGCCCTCAATCAATTGACGCAATATAGCACTCGGGGTAGTGGGTACCGACAATTTCACATCTTGGGAGACCTTGACGTCTGTAAAACACGACAAAAACCGGACAATTTGAACGGCCGATAAATCCCGCATGTAAAGCGACGTTTCCAAGAATTCCGCCATCGCAATGGGATTTATTTCTGCCATAGAACACGCCATGTTACCTTTGCGGGTGAGTTGATAATTGATGGGGTCATCATCACAGATCTCTTTCGGCCATAAAAACCCGTGCTTACACAGCAAAAAACAAATGTTCTCTATTTTTGTCAACAAACAGGTTTTGCCGTATTCAATGTCTTCGTGGCACTTTTCCAATTCCTTTTCCAATTTCATCATATTTTCTACTACCGTCGCATCTTCCTTCACAAACCGGTGTTCCGCAATAATTTGTTGTATACGCCGTTCGGCCTCTTTACGCTTCTTTTGAGTAATGGTGGTCAAGAGCCGACCGAGAGAAATATATTCTTGGCATATATCGAGCGGTGTCCGCAGAAACAGAGTAGAATTGCGAATCTTCTTCAAATGTACTTCCAAATCCTTTGTGTAGTTTACCAACGCCGTATGATTTTTGTCCATCTCCAGTCGTATCATACTTTTGTCAATAAATGCCAGAGCCGCCTTTTCATTACCACACGTTTTAATTAAATTGAGTACAAACGGCATCGAAATACGCATTTTAGACGACAACACCTGGGGTGTACCACATAGTATGTTCTTGTATTCGTACTGCGAAGGCATAGAAAACAGATTGTTACAATGGATCACATGGCCGACGGTATCAATCCCCCGTCGTCCACACCGCGAAGCCGCTTGGTTATATTCATGGGGAAGGAGAAACCGGTCGTCGTTCCCGTCGAATTTAGTGAGCGACGTGAAAATGGCGGTTCGAATCGGACAATTCAGACCAATGGCAAAGCTCTCCGTCGCAAACAACAGTTTGATGTATTTTTTCGTGATCATGAGCTCGACAATCTCGCGCAGAATGGGCACCATGCCCGAATGATGAATCCCGACCCCTTTTTCCAACAATTTCACCAATTGGTGGTATTCGGGAAGGTTGGCGTATTCCTGATAATTAGGCAATTTCCGGATGATTTGGTCGCATTCGCGGGCCACAATGTAGGGAATTTTCGAATCGTCTTCCAACAAATTCGCCGTGATTTCTCTGGCAAAAAGTTCGACGTTTTTTCGGGAAAAGACAAACGCAATGGCCGGAAACATCTCGCGGTCTTTCAGAAATGTACACAAATTGTTGAGGACATGCGCACGGCGCGGGGCCACATCGTAATCCTCAATCAATTTCTTGGTTCGCATGAGTTTGAGATAAGCATCTTCCTGGTACTTTCCCTCGGGCGATTTCAACGTCAGCAGTTGCTGTGTCCCGTCACGCACCTGTTGATGAAGCGCCTTGTCCTTGGTCTTCTTGAAAAATCCCTCGTTGGTGACCAGGAAACCGTAGTGTGTGAGGGGGACAATGCGGTGACTCGTGGACGAGAGCCAGACTTGGGTCGAAGGGTCGCCGCGCTCACACCATTCCGCAAACTTTTCCGGCGAATCAATCGTAGCGGACAACATGATCATTTGAATGTGTTTGGGCAGCGTGAGAATCGTTTTTTCCCAGACCGAACCGCGGTCACGATCGTTGATGTAGTGAATTTCGTCCATGACTACACACCCCAATTCGTGTTCCAAATCTATCTGAAAGTGGAGGCCCGGCGTAGACTCCTTACCCGCGTTTTGAAACAAGGCGTTCAACAAAATTTCTGCGGTCATGATCAAGACGTCTGCGGTGGGGTTCAATTTAATGTCCCCCGTAATGAGTCCGAAGGAAATCTCCGGGTATTTTTGGGTGAATTCGTAGTATTTCTGATTGGAAAGCGCCTTGATGGGCGACGTATAAATGGTTTTTTTGCCACGTTTATGAAAATATTGGAGGGCAAATTCGGCGGGCAGACTTTTACCACTCCCCGTATGCGCCGTTACTAAAGAATGCTGGCCTTCCACAATTGCCTGTATCGCATACTTTTGAAAATCCGAGAGTGTATACGGAAACCACGCAAAATATTCGGCATATTTGTCGGTGGCTTCCGCAGGATATGGCTGGTTACAAATTACGACCATGAATAAGATTGCGATACAGATACAATATATACCATATACAATCGTTTATATTGTTTTTACCATGTATAATTGTAAATTATAATGTATAATTTCAAATTATACCAAAATCATCAAAAACATTTGTCAAACACTACCAATGGTAGCCCGGGTGGATTTTGTAATCAATTGATACGGAACATATGTTCAAGTGAAATAGCAAAAAAATATAATTTGAAATTTACATATAATTATCACAACGAATGTCTATATTTAGGTATTCCTCTCTATACTGAAGGACAGTTACAATATGATTCTTATAAAATTTTCGGCGATGCTGATTTTGAGAATTATATTACAAATAATTACGATTTGAAACAAAATATTATTGTCAACCAGCATTATTTCCAAACGCCTTTTAATGCGCAGTATGTTCGCAATTATTTATTACGCGATGACATTAAACCCGGTATTATTCAAAATAATAAATTCAAAGAAAGGTATGATAACAACCGCGATTTATTTATTCACGTTAGGCTAGGAGACGCCGCGAAATTTAATCCCGGGTTTACATACTATGACAACATGATACAGAATAAAATACCGGAATACGACATGGCATATATTTCGAGTGATGAAATGAGCCATCCTATTTGCCAACAACTAATAAATAAATACAATATGAAGGAAATTGTTGATAATCCGATTGAAACAATTATGTACGGTAGTACGTGTAAATATATTTTATTATCAGCCGGAACATTTTCGTGGATAATCGGTGTGTTGGGGTTCAATTCCACGATTTTTTGTCCCAATCTGGAATACGAAAACACTGAAAAGTGGCACGGTAATTTATTTATTTTTGACAACTGGATAAAATGACATAAAAATCCGGTCTGTAGTAATTGTAAAAACTATATATGAAGAAAATCAATATATCAAATAGATTTTGCGATTTAATACATAACATATATTCCACCAAATACGATTTTTACGATGATTTGTCGCAATTCCACAAAATATTGGACGAACCGTCGTTTGTTACACAAAAACAATCCATACTACAAATACCTGAAATAGGTAAAAATGACCGCGATTCAGTGTTTATAAAAGATTTTTATCGTTATGTAGATTCCGATCCAAATTTTATGAAAATATACCGCGAGTTCATTGTTTCGACCATAAAACCACTATTTTCCGAAGATATTTTGGTATATCAAACTACACCCAATTTACGTATTTCTTTTCCGGGGTCTACTGCGATTGGTCGTCGTAAAAGTGATCCAAATCTAGATATTATTGGTATACACAAGGACTCTGAATTTAATCATTCGTCTTACGAGATCAATTTCATAGTTCCTATTACAAAAATGTACGGTACAAACTCGTTGTATATTGAACCCAGTGTAAATTCGAAGGTATCGCCATTGGAATATTTGAATTTGACTCTCGAAAAAAACGAATTATTTATGGGAAAACTAAATGATTTGAAGCACTATAATCGCGTAAACAGCACAGGAAACACGCGTTTCAGTCTGGATTTTCGGATCATTCCTTATTCAAAATACGACGAACATATATTACAGTATTTTTCCGCGACTAACGTACCCGAAAATCTCCTAGCAATAAACGGTAAAAATGACATATCTTTGCGGAGCGTTTCATGTAACAAAAAAATGGTTGTCGGTGACTATTTTGAAAAGATATAGAAAGAATTATGGAAAGGAATTAGAGATATTTTTGAGAAGCAATACACAATGTCTAAAAAGATTACGGTGATTGGTATTGGAAAATTGGGCCTGGGGTTTGCCCTATTATTGGAAAACATTGGTTATGAAGTTATGGGAATCGATATTTTACCGGATTACGTAGATAAAATAAACAATAAAACCTTATATTCACAGGAACCCGAATATACTGAATTGTTACATTCTGCCAATCGCTTCATAGCATCCACTGATTTCCAGGCGGGGGTGAATTTTTCTGATATTATTTTTATTATTGTTCAGACGCCAAATTCAGGGGGTGAAAGATTCTACGATCACAGTATACTGTCAAACGTACTCGTTCGGATAAACAGTCTGAAGCCTCGAAATAAGGACATTATCATTGGGTGTACTGTCATGCCGACATATATTGACCAAATCGGGAAAACACTTTTGTCGGAATGTACCAATTGCCATCTAAGTTATAATCCAGAGTTTGTGGCGCAGGGAGATATTATTCGGGGGTTTCGTAAACCGGATATTATTCTCATAGGTACCACAAATCCCGACCTTTCCCGCGCATTACGTGAGATATACGAGAAAATGTGTATAAATACCCCAAAGTACTGTGTTTTGACGCCTTTAGAAGCAGAATTGGTGAAAATTTCGTTAAATGGTTTCATTACAACCAAAATCTCTTTTGCGAATATGATTTCCGATTTATGTGATAGTATTGGTGCGGATAAATACGCCGTACTGGATTCAATCGGTTCAGATTCGCGTATCGGTAATAAATACTTTCGTCCCGGATATTCATTCGGGGGGCCATGTTTTCCCAGAGATACCCGGGCACTTAAACAGATCATGGATCAATATTTTATACATTCTACCATACTATACGGAACCACAGAATATAATGAAGAGCATGTTCGGTTCCAAGCAAACCAATTGTTAAAACAGAATTTAGATACATATGTGTTTGAAGGGGTTTGCTACAAGGAAAATACGACGATTCCTCTAATTGAAGAATCCGCCAAGCTTAAAATTGCGTCCATAATTGCGAAATCGGGCAAACGCGTTATTATTCGTGATACGGGTTTGATTATTTCGGAAGTAAAGAAAGAATATGGTAATTTATTTACTTACGAGGCTATACGCGATCCTACAACGACGGAATCGATAACTTTGGTGGGCGAAACTTCTAGCTCCAATGAAGAGCATAAATCCTCCGATATATCACGCGTATATGATTTTTGGAACAATCGCCCCTGTAATATACGCCACTCGGACAAGGAAGTAGGAACCCGGTCATATTTTGAGGAAGTCTCCAAACGCAAGTATTTTGTAGAACCACATATACTACCGTTTGCGGATTTTTCCAAATATAACGGTAAAAATGTATTAGAAGTAGGATGTGGTATTGGCACTGCGGCGCAAAGTTTCGCAGAAAATGGTGCGATATACAGTGGAATGGATTTGTCTGATTATTCCATCGAATTAGCACAAAAAAGATTCGACATTTTCCAACTTGCCGGTAATTTTGTGGTGGATGACATTGAAACTCCGAAGACGCCCATTTTAAATACACAGTACGATTTGGTATATAGTTTCGGGGTACTACACCACACACCCGATGCGGTGAAGGCGATTCGTAACATATACAACTGTTTAAAACCCGGCGGTGAATTCAAATTAATGATGTATGCTCGAAATTCATACAAGTATTACCAGATATGTTCCGGCATGGATCAGTACGAAGCACAAAGCGGTGTACCCATAGCAAATGTATATACCAATGAAGAAATTCACACATTATTACACGATTTCGAAGATATTCATATTTGGCAAACCCATATTTTTCCTTGGCAAATTGATGAATATAAAAAATATCAATATGTCAAAACCCCCTTTTTTCAAAAAATGTCCGCGGATGAATTTACAATGATGGAGCGTATTTTGGGTTGGCATTTATGTATTACATGTAAAAAACCGTTTATTCAGCCCGAATAATTTTTCATAATCCAATCAGTGAAACCGTATATATCTCCGTGGTGCTTAGGACGTAAATCCAGATTTGGATAATATATTGTAGAAAACCACCCAAAAACGCCAATTAACCATCCAAATATCCCGTTGGTTAAAACAATATATTTACATGTAGACGCAAACATGATGGTATCAACTTCATCGTATTTTAACGGCATTAGACCGTATTTTATCATGAGTTTTTGACAAATCTCGTGTTCTAGCGATTCGCTCGAAATGTAACCGTGTTTGAAATCCAATTTCTCCAAGACCTTGTCGTAATAATCATAACTTGGGCAATAGGAAACGGCGTCGCCAAGTCTCACATGTACATATACGTCATTATTATTATCGTATCTATAATAAAACTTATTTTTATCCATGATTTTCTGTTTAATCGGTTCTGACGAAAAATACGCACGTAAAAAATCGGCAATTGCCTGGTTTTGAAAATAGGTTTGTAAGGTATAAATGTTGGTTTCGCCCATATCTTCAAACAATAAATAACGCAAGAAATCGTCATCTCCCAGTTGAATCGTTTTACCGTAATTTTTCGTTCCATCCTTGTATAGTTCAATTCCCAATCTTTCGATAGGTGCTTCATAATCATATTCAAAATATAGACCATATTTTTTTGCCAATAGCGAACATACTGTATTACGAATTATTTGATTTCCCAATCTTCCGGCAGAACCAAATGTACTATTGGACATCTACAACCTTGAACATGTAAATCCGGATAATTTTATGTTATTTTCGGGTCGAATATCTTACAAATTGATTTTTTGATCGAACAGCGAGTATGTTTCACGGTCATGGGAAATAATAATGATACATTTTTTGAATTTACGGAAATCGCTAATCACCTGTAACAATTCGCCTTTCAGGGTGGGGTCCAGCGCATTGGTCGGCTCATCCAACACCAATATCTTGGAGGGGTTGATGAGACCACTCACTACATTCGTTATTTGACGCTGCCCGCCCGAGAGGTTTTCGCCCAAAGACCCCGCCTTTTTTTTATTAATGTCCACATTCTTGTATAGATCCCGGATTTTGGGGTATTTCTCGAAAATCAACTCCAAATTTTCCTTACATTTACCCTCGTCGCTGCATCCGTATAAAAAGTTCTCCATGGGTACCCGATCAAACAGTTTGGAATTCTGATTCACATAAGTAATGTTTTTGCGCAGACAGGCCACATCAATGTCGCGTAAATTACAATCATCGATGAATATGTTTCCAGTATAATTATTGTACAATTTCAACAGTAATTTCGCAAAGGTGGATTTACCGCGTCCAGACAACCCGCAAATTCCGATGATGTTGTTGTTGGTCTGTAAGGTCAAGTTGAAATGGTCGAGTACCATACTAGGGGACGTTTTATATTTAAAACTGACGTCTTCGAATCGGATAACGTTGAATTCGATATCTTCGTTGGACGGCTTTCCCTTCTCTTTTATGTTCAAATCCAGGTTCATTTCGTCGAAATGATCAATGACCGAATTAATACGCCCATAAAATTCCACGAAATCGGAAATGTTCTGAATGAGCGCACCCATCTTTTCGCGGTACAATATAATGATCGAAAATAAGGTAATAAATGTGGTCATAGACATTTTATTTGCGATACGCAACTGCGCACTGTAATACAATAAGACAAACATGACCATGTAAATGAAGACTGTAATAATCGTCGAATGATCAATCGTCGTTTTGTAAAAATCGTAGGCCTTTTTTGACACGGTTTCGCTCAATTCTTTGAAAATGTTGATTTCCTTTTCTGCTTGTCCGCGGAAAATGATCTTGTCCATGTTGTTCAACAACTCCAAAATATAAAATTCGTTGTAGGTCGCCGATTTTTCATAAATTCCGTTCTTTTCTGCGATTTCGCCCAAATATCTATACGGATACAACAGAATAAATGCGTTTACAATAATAAAGAAAAATCCTAAATAAACGTCCGTGGTAAATATATAAATAACAATCACCAAAAGGAAGATAATCGTGGGTATTAAAAAGGTAATCACGTCATTGAACATCATAAAACTGGTGGTCGACAAACGCGCGATTGGCGAATCTAGCTCCATAAAACTCTTTTGACTGTAATTTTCGTTGTTATTTAACAGTACAATGCGAAACAATTCGTACCGTGTCCACTGTCTTAGTTTGGTGATCAAATCAATCTGGACCTTTTTATACAAATAAAAAAATCCCAAAAACAGTATAGATACGCCGATGAAGAGGTAAATGTATTTATACACTTCGGTGCTCCCCGATTTTATATGGGTGATTATATTCGCAGTTATCATAGAAATACCGTTGGTTTGGACAATATTCACGATAAGACAGAGAATAAACAACAATATTGTATTGGTTTTCTCTTCCATTAAAAATTTCTCCACCAGCTTGTAGATCAATTCCATGTAAATGAAATATAATATACTATATAATTATATCAAAATATATTCTATACAAATAATGTCGTCAAATCCAGAGAACAATCCATTATTATCACCTTATGGAGCGCCCGTGGGGGTGATTATAGGACAAGATAGCCGGGTCGAAGAATTAAACAACCGCATTACGGACCGTAGATTTCCCGATGTAGATTTTCGCCCAAATTTCAGCCCTCGTCCCGTCATGACAAAATACACCTTGTTCCCGATTATTGACCACCGCGAAAACGCCACGGTGAAAATAGATCCCTATTTAGACTATTATCCCGAAGTCATGTTTAATCCCGGAAATGCGCGGGGTCCGGTAAGCGGCTACCTGAACCGCGTGGACGTGGAAACCGATTTACGAAACCAAACCCGGCCGCTGGTGCCCGTCGACGTCATCGGCAATCAATACATACCCGCATTGAATGGCGATCTCTACACCGTTGCGGTTACGCCCGGACAACCCGTTGTACAACCGCATCCCCACCTCTTTGATAACTTTGACTACCAAAGTTCCAACACGAATTTGGAAGCAACCGTGGTTGGCGGTGATTTGTTCAACAACTGTACCCGGATCCAAATACGCGGTCTGTGATACGACGACGACGCCGGCTGCTAAAATATTTATTACTATTATAGTATAGTATCGAATAGTAATAAATAATACATGAATAGTATATTGAAAAACAAATGGTTGATAGTGATGATGGTTTTGGCGGTCATTTTAGTGATAATGACGCTGTATAAAAAAGGCCATAAAAGCGCAGAAGGATTCGATCAAAGTGCCCCCTTTGTACTAAAACGCAACAACGACATTTACGATTCCTACTACGCCATGATTTACGACGATTTGTATCAATCCAAACCCCGGGTCGAGTTTGAATACAAACAAATTGTGGATATGACCCATCCTACCCGTGAAACCAGTGTCTTCTTGGACGTCGGAAGCGGTACGGGCAATTTAGTGAATCAATTGACCGAAAATGGGTACCGCGCGTACGGCATTGACGAATCGCACGCCATGGTGGAAGTTGCCGAATACAAATACCCACAGATAGATACTAAATGTGGCAACGCCATGGACGCCATGGCTTACGACCGCGGTATGTTTACCCACATTTTATGTATGAATTTTACTATTTACCATTTTACAGACAAGGTCGGATTTTTGCGTAATTGTTACAACTGGCTCAAGCCCAACGGCTATTTAATCCTACATCTGGTGGACCGATCGAAATACAACCCCATTGTCCCCATTGCGGTGCCGAAAGGTTTTGATAATCCACAAAAATATTCTGATAAGCGCATCACGGATGCGGCGGTCCAATTCCCCGGATTTTCCTACCGGGTTTCCACGGATTTTTCGCCCACGGGCCTGAGCGGGGGTGCGGACGATAAACGCGTGATTATGACAGAAACGTTCAAGGATAACACTACCCACAAGATGCGGCAAAACGAACTGACACTCTATATGGAAGACGTGAAAGATATTTTGTATCTTGCCGGAAAATGCGGGTTCATTGTACAAGGAACTGCCCAATTTGTCAACGATAGTTATCAATATGTGTATGTTCTCGAGCGACAAACATAATGTTGTTGTATCCTTGGACCATTTCGCATGTACAAATGCGACATGGTACCTTTATCGTACGTATTTACCCGTTCGCGAGAACGAGTCTACAATAAAAATAACAAATACCCCTAAAAACAGATATAACAAGAATTCTTCGGTGATATTGGCCGTTTTTTCCGACTGGTTCTCCTCCAAAATATGGATCATGTAATTTATCTTTTCAATCAACTTTTCGTCGGTAGGAGAACCCGATGCTCCGATGCCCATTTTCGCATAATAGGGTTGTTTTTGGAACAATTTCGGTGATTCTTCGTAAGTCTTCTGGTAATTGCTGTAATCCATCGCGCTCTCTTCCGTGGCTAAATAATTACTCGATGAACCGCGATCCAGCGTCTGAGGTAATAACTCACTGGGGTCCAGATTCCGTGACCGGTAGTCCTTGGTCGGGTTCCGAATCGGTTGAAAATCCGCGAGTTTATTCCCGTCATTTTCTGCGTTCAACGACGTTATCTTATTCAGCATTTCATTCACACGGTCTGTTTTCATCGCATTGGAGGCTTCTACATCATCCATACTGGGCGGTCGCGTGTTTTGTAAATTCTGATAATTCTCAGACGTCGATACATAGTCGTCCGCCGTCCCCGCACCCTCACTGTAGGGACGAATTTTGACCGTTTTTCTCATGGTGGATTGTCTTTTTCGGGTTTGATTGGGCGGTTGATTATCGTTTTCCCATAATGAGGCAGTTGATGCTAAAGACATGATTTATAGATTAAAATATAAAAAAAATGAGAAACTATCTTACAAAACCCAGAGAAAATTATTACAAGAACCCTGCGGGTTCCCTCCGAACGGCTACCCCCCTTTCAGAGTTATGTACCCGGTGGATCCACGACCGCCAATATCAAGACACATATCATCTATGTGATCACAGTAGATGAATCTACCATCAACGTTTTTTTCAACGTCATGTATATAGGATTTTGTTTCGTAGATGAAGTTTCAACACTCTAAATGTTTTTGCGATTTTTCTCTCATATTGCTAATCTTCATCTTCTTGACCTACCCATCTGAAATGGAACATTTCAGTCATTCGATTTTAGGCAAGTTGTGTGCGGTATTGTTAATCGCCTATTATACCACCCAAAACCTCGTATACGGTCTTTTTTTCTGTGTGGTGGTCATTTATTACTATCAAATACACCACTTTGTGATAGAGAACCAAAAAATAGCCGAAGGATTTACGTCGGTTGACCTTTACGAATCGGGGAAATACACGAATTATGTGGCGCCCACCGTTTACCCCGAGAGGAATGCGGAGGAAGCGGAATTCGTAAAAAATCACTGTGATGCGGACGGCGTGTTATCCTACAAGAAATTTGCCGTTCGTCCCGAAATGGCAGAGCACGTGTTTTCCGAGGTACAAACCGACGGTCATTCCGCCTGTAATCCCTGCCACCCGATGTGTAAATTTTCTGTGATCAACAAGAAGTTGCGTACAGAGGACGAAATTGTGAAACCGAAAAGTTCCAACGACTGGTACACAAAAATCCTGGCAAAATAGACCAATAAAATACACCTATACAGTATAGAGGGCCGCCAACAATGAAATCGAATAAAAAGGACATACCCAAGGATCCGTCCAACCCATTTGCCTTGACCAGTGTGGTTCCGGCCAAGATGCCCAATATTTCCTTTTCCAAAAACCCCTGGAAATATATTGTTACACATATTGACCGAGTTGTACAAAATTTAAATACCAGTAAAATATTCGCCGGTATCATGATCATCATTTTGAATATAGGATCTAAATTTGTCAATATCAAACTCAGCAAGAGCATTGAGGGGTATTTAAAGTATACCTTTAGTAAGCAAATACTGGTTTTTGCTATTACCTGGATGGGAACGCGTGACATCTACATCGCATTGGTAATCACCGTATTGTTTACTTGTCTCAACGAATTCTTTTTCAATGAAAACAGTAAATTATGCTGTTTGCCCGAATCATTCACAAACTATCATGTGGAGATGTTAAAGAACGAAGGTATGGAAAACAACACGGTCACTGACGAAGACATTAAGAAAGCCACGGCTATTTTAGAAAAGGCCAAAGCGCAACAATCCGCGCCGGTAGTGGCCGAGGTCACTGAACCATCGGCGGCCATTGAGGACGAATCCCAGAGCATTCCCACGACAGAAGCGGTCAATCTGGCTCCACTGATTTCCGAATCGTCCATGGCTTATGCGCCGGCATGAGTATTGTTCTCAAAATAATATAACATATTGTATACGGAAATATATTATATTCAAATAAATACACATGTCTAGTAATAATAATCCCTCCGAGGTAGATGCCGATGAAATTCGCAATCAACAGATCAAATCCATTGAGGCATATAACCGTGATGAAGAAGATCGAAGCATTGATATTACTTTTTACGAAATCTATCCGATACAGATCATGGTACAAAGCAATGTGCCTAACAAACCCGAATTTGTGCTGAAAAGTTCCATGTTTAATGTAGAACCCCGACCCTCCTACGCGAAAAAATTCAATGAGCCTTATGCGGAAATGCCGTATTTCACCAACGAATATGAATATCCCTACAGTTACCTCGTTAAATTACAGCAGTACGAAATCATGGATTTCTTCTTTATTCGCGAAGAATTTGAACTGAAGCTCAAGAAATATCTGTTTAAAATGTTGGGGAAAGATGGTATTAAACAAGGGGCGAGCGAACTTAAAAAAGAGGAGAATAGTAAAAAAAATGTCATGTACATGTTATTACTGTTGATCAAGACGGTTTATCCTAAAGAAAACAATATCAACACTTCATTCACGGAGCTTTTAGACCAATATTCGTCGGGTATTAATTTTAATTCGGTCCTCAGTATGACTCCTACCTACACATATTTGAAAGAATCGGGTACCGAATATACCGTACTGCGCGTGCTATTTTTAAATGACATATTTAATAACAATGTTTACAGCAAGTTGTTTGACGCGTTTTATGAGTATTATGTTTGGTGTGGAAAACAAGCCAAGAAGGTAGCCAACGAAGAAAAGGTGAATAAAGCGAAAATAGAACGCTTAATTCGCGACTACAAAAAATTGGACAATGACCTCGGCGTCATTGAAAGTGCCCAACAGCAGCTCGAGGGCGCTAATTCGGGATTTAAACGGTTTGATATCATCGAGTACCAGTACAATTTAACGGCTTTATCTAATATCTTTCAATTGATCAAATTATACAAGCAGTATACCAGTACTTCTAGTGGGCGTGATGAAATTCAGCGCGAGATGAACGAACTGGCCAGCAATAAAATGGATATTCCGGTCACCGAGATAAAGATCACCAATATGGCTGAAGCATATAAATTGAAAGAAAATAGCAGTATTATTGAATTTAAAGATTCGGAAGGTTATCTGTATCGAGGTAAAATTAAATCCGTTGATGAAAAAAAAAAGGAAATTTTGTTTGAAATACACAATCTTAGTACGTCTCTCGGTATTACGATTAAAATTGACATTAACAGCCAACCGGTCTTTATTACTAGCGGTCTGTATTCAAATAAAATCGATAACATCAAGACGAGTTCGAAAGACAATAAAATCAGTCTATTAAACACGTTAGAAATTAAAGAAATTATCACCGGAAAAGGGGCGGTCTCGTATCATTATCCTTATAAATCTGGCGGCAATTCATCAAAACCACAATATTTACTTACGGATGCTGAATTCGACCAAATTTGTAAGCCCCCGAACAATTGTAATTCAATGAAATTTACATCAAGTAAACCCATGTATTTGGCGCAGTCCGAGTTTAAAAATGATGTCAATCGATTTACCAATAAACTGAAAACGGCGTTTATCAAAATGCGCGAAAAGCCCAAAGACGCCACCCCCCTCGATGTAGACAACGATCTTTCGCCCAACGAAATTATCTTTGACGCATTAGACAAGATTGAGAGCCTTTTTAAATTTGTCAGCAACAAAATCCAGTTTAACCGCGAGACGAGCGGTTTCGTCAAAAATTTGGTACAACCCTACACAACTTACAAGGAAAGTAAACTGTTATCCGATCTGTATTTCAAATATAAAAAGGTGGACATCAATTTCCCGATGGAAAAATACGACGGATACATGAATTTCATCAACGTATTGAAACTCTACTTGAATCCGACGCGGGAATCTACCAACCGTACATTACAAGAACTTATTATGGATTATGCGAACAACCGCACGGGGAGTGACAAGGTTGAACCGCAATTTGTTACGGTCGCCAACAGTTTATACAAATGTTTTGATAAATTCAATCCCAGATGTACAATTATTAAAGACAAATCGCGGAGAGAAATTGTCAAGCCATTCATAGACACGGGAGTTTCGGAAATTAATATCAATGTTTTAAACCAACATAAATATGAAATTAACATCCATTTGGATTTGGTGGAAGGGCGACTAACTCCTGAAAATACCAGTAGCATCAACTGTCTTTATCAAGACACGAGCCTGGCCGACAGATTTGAAATATTGGTTGGTCGCAAACAAAAGGGTGATTGGTTGATTGCGCCCGCTCCCTTTACGAAGGTAAAAGCAACGGCGAAAGAAAGCGGGGAACCGACGCGTTTTCAGAAGATTCGCGATACGATTAGTAGTGTGTTTAGACCCACAGTCACGGCCAAAAAGGGGGGGAGAATGCGCGACCATCGTCGTACCCGACGTAAAAAAAATAGGAACATGCGATCCTTGGTCTGATTATACTTTACAATCACAAATATTGTTACCTTTGTCGGCGTATATGTTGATTACTTTTTGTAAAATGTCGGGGTTCCGTCCTTATAAACCCCGACTTCCAAACTTACATCTCCGTTTTCATCAACGTCATAAATAGTACCATTTTGTTCGTTGGTAGTATAATAAACCTTGCCTTGAATATCTACCTCAAACACTTCATCCTCTTCCTCTTCACCCTCTTCCTCTTCTTCATCTTCTTCCTCTTCCTCTTCCTCTTCCTCTTCCTCCTCTTCCTCCTCTTCACCCTCTTCCTCCTCTTCCTCCTCTTCACCCTCTTCACCCGCTTCACCCGCTTCCTCCTCCTCTTCTTCCTCTTCCCCCTCTTCCCCCTCTTCCCCTTCCTTCTTTACGTCTGACTTTTCCGTAATCTCAAAGACAATATTTTCCTTTTCTGGTTCTGGTTCTGGTTCTGGTTCTGGTTCTGGTTCTTGGTCCTGGTCCTCGTCCTCGTCCTGGTCAATGACGATGACATCTGGTACGACCTTTTCTACTTTGACCTGAACCCGTTTAGTACAATTACACGAACTCGTCCCATACCTTTCCCGATTCATCCACTTAATCTGGTCGCTGGCCATCTGGGCCATTTGTTGTGCCGTTGCCAAGCTGTCCTTGGCGAATGACACCATAATTTCCATTTCACGAATCTTTTCCTTCAACTTTTTATTTTGACCTTTCAATTTTACCACCAATGGTAGGTGTTGAATGAATTGGTAATTGTTCAACAGCTCATTGGTTTTCATTTTCTGGAATTCCATCTTGTTGATAACACCCGCAATGTCTTTAATATTGTACATTAAAAACATCATTTCATTTCTTCAATTCAATTTTTATGATCCGCGATATGATCCGCGAACTATATGGGTAAAATGCTTTTACATAACATTGAAAAGGCCCGCGCACGAAATTCGCTGTCTTCTAGAAAAGATAACGAGCCTTGTTGTGATCCCGTCTTGACATTTATCTCCTGTAAATATTGTACAGTATCATTGTGGTTTTTTTCCAAAGCCATATCCAGCATGGTCTTACCAAAGATATTCTCAATGTGTATATCCACGCGGTGGTTCTCTACCAAATATTTTAATGTTGCCAATTTTCCGTTAGTTGCGGCATAATAGACGGGGGACAATCCAAACTCATTCAGATTGTCCACGGGTATCCCTTTTTTGATCAAAAGTTTAACTATTTCAACACGACCTTCTGCGGCGGCGACATGAAGAAGTGAACCGTAGTAACCGCATCTCGTAAGTAAATTGTCACGATGTACAATTTCATCTATTTCCGACATCTCGCACTGTCTTATGACATCTTGAAGTATGATATGATAAGACACCCGCTTTCTACAAATCGGGCAAGGGACCGTTTGCCACTCCGTGCCATAATTTGCTAGATAAACGTCCATCGATTTTAATACACATATGGGATGAAAAGTATGGGCACATTGGTATAACTGAAACGGCTTGTCCATTGTATCAATACATATTGGGCAATCCGAATCGCATGACACCATCTCTGGTGTTTCGTTTTATGATATCCGCGGTTACATTACCCCAAAAATCAATTTTGATGAATCATTCGCACATACTAAATCTTTATCCAGTCGCTGTTTTGGGGGGACATATCAGATACATCCATGTAGTGGAGCGTGGGGCCGAACCACACACTTGGATAAATAACCGTTTTGAGTGGATGATCATTGATATAGGCCGCCCACCAACTAAATGAACTGTTGGCAATAATATTAATTCGGCAACAGCTCATGATCAGCATCTGTTTCCAGTCGGGAATAGTGTGATCGATGCGTTCAATTTGCTGTAGATAATACTTGTCCTGGAGTTTTTCCATAATCTGGTCTGCGGCTGCGCGGTCTTCTTCCTCACAAAAATATAGCACCCGCATCTTTTCTAAAAACTCCGGGGAAAAGGTTTGAAAAGCTCGGTCGTAATATTCGTAGGAGAGTAGGGGGTGACAATCTTCTTTGGATTTGTAATCGCCCATGCGGAAATGGACGCTGATAATGTCGGGGAATTTATTATTTTCGGTAATTGTAAGGAGTTCGGCATAATCTTGTTTTATCTGCTCGCGTTCTTGGCTGATTCCCATAATATGAAACACCTTGGTTTTGACACTGTCAAAATACAGATGACTTTGAAAATACCCGACCAATTGATGGTTTTCGAGAACCTTTCCCTCCGGAAGAGCATGGTAACGAAACTGGGGTTCTTGATATTTGGGCAACCGATCCAAAGACAACGGGGTAAACTCGTGACTTTGGTAGGTAGTAAATTTTTTCAGTTTTTTTAACAGCGTGTCCCAGTAGGTGGACCGGTGTATACCCGTCGTAAGTGTCTCTGAATAGGGGAATACGGGTGTCATCTGGTAACGTATGGCATGAGCCAAAAGCGTGGCAATCTGAAACAACTGGTTTCCCAGTCCTCCCATTAAATGGACGGAAATCATGATTGTATGTTAATTATACTAGCCAGGTGTATTTAACTTTTTTACATAATATTTATTTTTGTTCAATATATTCAAATGTACAGTGTTGACCGTTGTAAATCGTCAACATTGTAAATGTATGCAAGGAGTGGGGTTCGAACCCACGAAGCTAACGCACTGGGTCTTAAGTCCAGCCCCTTTGACCACTCGGGAATCCTTGCTCATAGTAATACTACACCTATTCTTTATGTTGTTTTTCTATGATTGTTTTTCAAGGTTTTTGAGTGATTCTAAATCTTCTGGGTTTATTTATTATGTCTCAACGCTGAACAGCGACGGTATTCGTGTACTTTGCCGTGTGTATCTGTAAAATGCTGAATTTTGATAAAATGGCCTTCTGGTTTATGCTTACGAGGATGAAATATATCGTACAATTCTTCTGGTGATAAATGACGCATTGTGTTATTTTGTTTCTTTTCATCCTTTTCGTAATGTCTACCAATACAACAATCAAATGGTAATAAGATCGCGCCAACGACATTGGAGTACATATCACACATGTTTATGCCGGTCAAAGGTATACTATAACATCCTTCTATATTTTTTTTTGATACCTGTTTTTACAATGAATGTGCGGAAGGCTTTACCGTGGGCTGCCTAGACGGCTGCGCCGTGGGTAAGCATGATGGTTGCGATGTGGGCCATCTAGACGGTTGCCGAGTAGGTTGCGCTGTGGGTACGCGCGATGGTTGCGCTGTTGGAGTTCCCTGCGGTTGCCGGGTGGGTTGCGCCGTGGGTACGCGCGATGGTTGCCCGGTCGGCTGACGCGTCGGCAGCCTAGACGGCTGCGTTGTAGGCTGCCTAGATGGTTGTCCGGACGGCTGCGCCGTGGGCTGTCTCGATGGTTGCGCGGTTGGAGTTCCCTGCGGTTGCCGAGTAGGTTGCGCCGTGGGCACGCGCGATGGTTGCCCCGTCGGCTGACGCGTCGGCAGCCTAGACGGCTGCGATGTAGGCTGCCTAGACGGTTGTCCGGACGGCTGCGCCGTGGGTTGTCTCGATGGTTGGGCAGTTGGACTTCCCTGCGGTTGCCGTGTAGGTTGCGCCGTGGGTACGCGCGACGGTTGCCCAGTTGGCTGACGGGTCGGCAGCCTAGACGGCTGCGATGTAGGTTGCCGGCTTGGACGACGGGTCGGCTGCGCCGTGGGCGGTCTAGATGGTTTCGTCGTGGGTTGTCTCGACGGTTGTCCAGACGGTTTTGACGTGGGTTGTCTCGACGGTTTCGACGTGGGTTGTCCGGTTGGCAGCCTAGACGGTTGTCCCGTAGGTTGCCGGCTTGGACGACGGGTCGGCTGGCTCGTCGGTTGCCGAGATGGTTTCGACGTGGGTTGTCTCGACGGTTGTCCAGACGGTTTTGACGTGGGTTGTCTCGACGGTTGTCCGGTTGGTTGTATAGACGGTTGACGGGTCGGCTGGTTTGACGGTTGGCGCGTCGGATTACACGTCGGCTGTTCCGTCGGCTGTTCCGTCGGTTGAGCGGAGGGTATTCCAACCGGTTGCCGGCTAGGCTGCGACGTAGGTTGCCTAGACGGTTGTCCCGACGGCTGTGACGACGGCTGCCTAGACGGTTGTCCGGTGGGTAGTCCAACCGGTTGCCGGCTGGGCTGCGCCGTAGGCACGCGTGATGGTTGCCCCGACGGCTGTGACGACGGCTGCCTAGACGGTTGTCCGGTGGGTTGCTTAGACGGTTGACGGGTCGGCTGGCTCGTCGGTTGCTGCGATGGCTTTGCAGTGGGTTGCCTTGACGGGTTCCGCGTCGGTTGTGAGGTGGGTTGCCTCGTCGGTTGTCCGGTTGGTTGTCGACTTGGTTGCCGAGTCGGCTGGTTCGACGGTTGGCGCGTCGGATTACACGTCGGCTGTTCCGTCGGCTGTTCCGTCGGTTGAGCGGAAGGATATACTACAGGTTGCTGTGTGGGCTGCGACGTAGGCTGCCTCGACGGTTGACCTGACGGCTGCGACGACGGCTGCCTAGACGGTTGCCCAGACGGTTTCCCGATTGGTTGACGGGTGGGTTGATTCGACGGTTGTCGGGTAGGTTGGCTCGTCGGCCGTTGAGTCGGCTGCTCCGTCGGCTGTGACGAGGGATGACCCGCCGGATTCTGAGTAGGGCATGACGTGGGCAAACGCGTGGGTCGCGTCGTCGGTTGACGCGTAGGTTGGCGACTGGGCTGGGTTGACGGCTGGTTCGTCGGTTGGCGCGTCGGCTGCTCGGTCGGCTGTCCAGACGGTTGAGCAGAGGGACGAACCACAGGTTGCTGACTAGGTTGTTGGGTTGGCTGTCGTGATGGTCGAGCAGTAGGTTGACAGGTAGGTCGGCGACTGGGCTGGGTTGACGGCTGGTTCGTCGGCTGTCGCGACGGCTGTTGGGTAGGCTGTCGCGAAGGCTGTGAGGTGGGTTGCCGCGTAGGTTGCGACGATGGTTGTATCGTTGGCTGTCGCGACGGCCGGGACGTCGGTTGTTGGGTGGGCTGCCGCGTAGGCTGTGATGTAGGTTGCCGCGACGGCTGGCGCGTGGGCTGTGTGGTCGGTAACCGTGTCGGCTGTGCTGTGGGCCGATTGACCGGTTGACGCGTAGGCTGTGATGTCGGTTGCCGCGACGGCTGACGCGTGGGCTGAGTGGTGGGCTGTCGGGTAGGCTGTTGGGTAGGTTGTTGGGTAGGCTGTTGGGTAGGTTGTTGGGTAGGCTGTCGCGTAGGCTGTTGGGTAGGTTGTTGGGTAGGTTGTCGCGTAGGCTGTGATGACGGTTGCCGCGTAGGCTGCGCGCTGGGACGGCTCACAGGTTGCTTACTCGGTTGTGACGAAGGCTGTTGTGACGGTTGCCGAGAGGGTTGCCCCGTAGGCTGCCGAGTGGGCTGCCACGTGGGCTGCGACGTGGGTAAACGCGTGGGCTGTGAAGTAGGTCTCCTAAACGGTTGGCGCGTCGGCTGACCCGTAGGTTGCCGCGTGGGCGATGTGGTCGGCTGACGCGTAGGTTGTCGGGTGGGCTGTTGGCTCGGTTGTCGCGTAGGCTGTACCGTGGGACGATTCACAGGTTGCCGAGTGGGTTGCGTCGTCGGCTGACACGTAGGTTGCCGCGTCGGTTGTGTGGTCGGCTGACGCGTCGGTTGCCCGGTGGGCTGTTGGGTCGGTTGCCGGGTCGGCTGCGCAGTGGGTCTGGTAACAGGTTGCCGGGTTGGTTGCCCGGTAGGTACGCGACTCGGACGACCCGTGGGCTGACGCGTCGGCTGTCTACTCGGACGCTGATTGGGCTGCTTGCTCGGTTGACCTGTCGGCTGCGACGTGGGACGGCGAGTGGGGGTTGCCGTCGTCGGCGATCGCGTGGGCGACGCCGTGGGACACGAAGTCGGAGCATAGGTGGGCGGGGGGCGCGTCGGTCCATCGGTAGGCTTCGCATAATTAATAGGGCCCGACGAATAATATGGCGTTGGATAAGCGGGTGTATTATGGGTACCTCGAACATCATCATAGGTAGTAAACTCCGCCGACACCGTCCCGTCGGAAAACTCGCCATCTGTGCGTGTTCTCAAATTTTTTGGCACCTCAACCATTTGTGACAACAACACACTAGGTCGACTGGTTTTCATATAAGTCGGTTTTACAGAAGGCGATGGTCGGGTAAGAAAATGAAAACCAAAAAGACCATCCCCTAGAACACAGGATAACAAGCCGGGCACCACCAGTAACTGACCCGCATTCATTTTGTAAAATAGTAACAGATAATAATAACTAACGATAAAAATATTACATGTGAATTCTCTATATGACTTTACCGCGAGACATTTTATGCCAATCGGTAAGACATTTTATGCCAATCCGAATTTCTCTTTCATGATGGACGTCTTACTCTGAACCGGGGTCTTGTCAGACTGCCGTTTCACTTTAAATACATTGCCCTGGTTTCCACTCGTTTTTGCCGTTCCTCCGTAAATACCCAACAAAAAATTGTCATTGTCCTCAAACAATTCGGGGAGGGTGCGACTCAACGGTTTCTCAATCACCGTCAACAAATGTTCCGTTTTCAATAATTTGCGGTATTCCTGGATGGTCAAATTGCCGTAAAATTTTTCCAACAAATAATATGGATTCGGCGCCGGCTTGATGTTCTTTTTAAAATCGTATACTTTCCCGTACAGGTTATTCAACAAATGGTACCGCTCAAATTTCGTACTGTCGTCCAAATTCTCTTTCATTAAATACGCCACCGCACATTCCGGGCGACAAAACGAACCGTAACCATATATCTTTTGGTCCATCTCATATTTCGGAATATAACACGGTTGGTTATCGTAATCATAAGTACACCAAAAACACGCCGACTTTTTATCTTGTAGGGTGTTCTTATACAAATTGATTTTCAGATGCTTCAGCTTATGGTTAATATCTTTCATGTTCACCTCATTGTCCTCCGACATCTGGGGGTTCGTTTCTTCCGCCATAGAAGCGTTACATGCGCGACACAGATTCGATTGTAATGATTGGGTGGGATTCTTGTTGTTTACGACAGTATCCAAATAAGCATACTTGGTACCGGCAATGACCTCCATATTCAATCCTGTATTAGGAGTATTCGTCGCATCTCCCGATGACGCAATCGTCTCGCCATAATTACTGAATTTATCCGCGTTCAAATCGCTGTTGTATGTCTGAATCTCCGGTGGAATATTGGGGTCGTACGTCAACTCCTTGGTCACCATCTTACTCAGTTTCATGTTATAATCGCGTAGATCCGTCATTGAACATTTCAAATGGAGAATCACATTAGACACCTGCGCCAGCGATTTCTCATATTCCTTGTTTTTCATCACGATTTTACCACCCTTGGGCTTTCGACCCTTTTTCTTCGTCGGGTCCTCTTCAAACGGATTGGTTGACGTAAAAATGGGGATCGGACTGAAGGTCGCAATAGAGCGCGTTTTCTCGTCGTTCAACACCACAATCGGTTCGGTAATTTCCGGCTCAGAAGGAGGCGGAATATGCGGCCGCGGAGGCGGAAAGGGTGAGGTTTCCACAATATTCATCTGTATATTTGGCGGGGGAGATTCGGGCAAGGGACTAAACGTCGCGACCGGATTCGTGGTCGTGGTCGTGGTCGTGGTCGTGGTCGTGGTCGTGGTGATTTTATTTCGGGCGGGCGCGCGTTTTTTGGGCGTTTTTGTGGGGAGAACCGCGGGTTCTCCGGTTTTTGGCTCTATATCTTCTTTTTTTTGTAAGACTTTGCGAGGCATATTAAAATTTTATAAAAGTAACCCCCATAGAAATTCTAAATCGTTTTTATTTATTGTTTTCCGCGTAAACTCTAATAAATTCAACACATTAAGGTTAATTATCCGACGAAATGACTACAATTAGCCGTAATACAGATGTACCATCAAGTAAAAATACTTCGACCATTCCCTGGGTAGAAAAATACCGTCCCGTACAATTCGACAATATTGTGCTCGACCCCATCAACCAACGGCTCTTTAAAAACATTCTGTACAAGAATTACTTTCCCAATTTACTCTTGTATGGTTCTCCGGGTACCGGGAAAACGACCACCATCATGAATCTCATCAACGAATATCAATCCAAATATTACAAAATCAATAAAAACCTGGTAATTCATCTCAATGCGTCAGATGAGCGCGGTATCGACATCATTCGCAACCAAATCTACCAGTTTATTCGGTCCAAGAACATGTTTGACGTTGGTATGAAATTTGTCATTTTAGACGAAGTCGATTACATGACGAAAAACGCGCAACACGCTCTGAAATATTTATTACAGACCTGTTCTCATAATGTCCGGTTTTGCCTCATTTGTAATTACATTAGTAAAATCGAGGAATCTCTCCAAAACGAATTCATTTGTGTGCGCTTTAACCAACTGCCGCGCCGCGACATTTACCGATTTATTCGCAACATTGCCGAGAACGAGGGAATGAATATTGACGAAGATGCCATTGAAACCATACAAACTATGTTCCAATCCGACATTCGCAGCATGATTAATTTCATACAGCTCAACCAAAACATGAATTTCGTGGAGTGGGATAAAAAAATCGTCCACCGCGGGCTTTTGGAGAACATTCACGCCGTCGTCCTGTCTGGCGCTAAACATTTGAAAAAATACCTTTGCGATATCAGCGAACAGTACAATATCGATAAAAAATCCATTCTTTTAAAGTATTTTCATTTTGTTCTCCGAGAACAAAAATACAATGTCCAACTTTTTGACGTCATGGAGGAAATTTTACATAACACCGACCTCAAATCCGAAGTTATGCTCAATTATTTTTGTGATATGGCCAACACAATAATTCCTACTCAATAATTGTCAATCCTCATTTCTAAATGGCTCATAAAAGAATCCTCGGGAGAACCTACAAAAATGGTAGGCGGTATTATGTGTGAAATCAACCCCAATTCACCGATTGATGGATTATTCGACACCACACATAGATTGTCACACACACTCTCTATAATTTTGGGGGATTTTCTGGGCAAATATTTGGTGTTATATCCCAAAATACGGGGATCGTCGATCGTGAATTTTGCGTTACCGCGGGACACCGTCTGGAGAACATTTTCCCCGGACAGGGCGGGTTTCGGCAAAACCCCGGACATGCGGGATGCCGTTTTGTGCTCCCGCACTTCATCGGTAGTATAACGTGTTTCCATTTTACAACCAAAAAGAAAACCGTATACTTTTACCAAATACATTTAATTCTTCCTATTTTTTAATTCGGCTTCTTGGTCCGGGACGGGGGGTAGGAAAATGTAAAATTGAATCAATATAAAGAATTAGAGGCTCTTTATATCGAATATAGTATTTACACATAACATGAATATGTCACTTGACGACGAGTGGTCTAATTTTGTATCTACACAATATCAGAACAATGCGGTGTCGCTTCGCATCAAAAAACCTGTAACAGAGCCCATGGTTTCGTACTCGAAAACTTCTGCGGCGCCTCTTTTGGAGGAAGATTGTGTATATTCTTCCGAAGAGGAAGATACACGGTATAGGGAGATAAACCCCTTTGTTCCCAACTGCGTGACTCCTAAATGCGATGAACTGTATATTTCCACAAAAACCAAGGTACTATTCCTAAACCAGGAGATTGATATTGCTAGAATATTTTGGGGTATTCCCATTGTAGAATATTGGAAGCCGCAAACGGGGGTCATCAAAAAACAGATGAAAATCGTGTCTAAAACTCCCGAAGAATACGAAGAAACGCGGGCAAAGATGATACAAGAATATTTCTATAATGAACATGTTATCAAACAGATAAACAACCCCTCTGCGCGGCGTATTAAATTCAAAGATGAGCGCAAAATTACCATCGGTATTTCGAAAAAGGACATTATCAACACGCGCATCAAGCCCAAAAATGCGTTTTACAATTGCTTTGCTATTATTGTGCGCATCCACTATGACGAAGTCTTCCGGGAAATTCACGTTAAAATTTTCAATACGGGGAAGATGGAGATTCCCGGGGTCATCAATCTACACATTTTAGAAACAATCAAGCCCATGATCTTGTCCATCATACAGCCGTTTTTAGATACGCCTCTGGAATATTTGGAAAACCGGGGAAATGAGAATGTTCTCATCAATTCGAATTTTAATTGTGGATATTTTATCAATCGCGAGCGCCTACATGCTCTACTTAAAAGTGAAAAATACGGGATTGAGGCCGCGTATGATCCGTGTAGTTATCCCGGAGTCAAGTGTAAATTTTATTTCAACAACGAAATTGGGTTCTCCAACAATGGTTCTCAAAACGGGAAAATTTTGCCCGAAGATCGCAGCATGAAAATGTACGAACTCATTGAAAACAAAAAATACACCGAAGTGTCTTTCATGATTTTTCGTACCGGTAGCTGTCTTATTGTCGGCAATTGTTCTGAACAGATTCTGGTGTTTATTTATAAATACATTCGCGATATCTTTGAACGGGAATATCAACACATTTCTATCATGAACGAAGATCCGGTCATTAAAAACAAACAGTTGCGCATGAAAAAGCGGTTCATCTCTGTATCGGTATAATCCAAAATACCATTACAGTGCGTACCACATCAGTAGCATTAGATAATCCAAGGTAAACCAGATGAATAATATCAGGTAAATCACCGTAAACATCACCGTGCTCCAGAATATGTCTTCGTACGTCATTATTGGGATATTTTCATGTGTTGTATATCACAATAATGTTTTTTCAATTTTTGTCTGGGATCGACCCCCGACTTTACGCGGAAATGCGTTTAGTCGGAATGGCCTTGTCCACCACATAGATGGAGTTCTCCGTAATGACAATGTACTCCTTACCCGCCCCGTAAATCTTGGAAATAGGGCTCGTATACTCCTCCTCGCTCTTCACCAACAGCTTCTCGGGGGCCTCGCCCTCTTTGACGCCAATCAACACCGTTTTGTCCAAGGAGGGGGTCCAGTAATCCAACAAAATCGGTTTGTCCTCCACGATGGCCAATTTAGAGGCGTGGATCAAGGTGGACGTTTCGGGAAGGCGGTATCCGTCCTGGGTATTCGCCTCCGCGGCCACCGCGGGGTTACCATTTATCGTCGGTTTTTGTGCGCTTTGTTCAACCATCTTGCTCATTTTATGATATATAAGAATTTATATAATATACGTTTGTGGTTTTTTCCACTAAAAAAACGCGGGGTAACCTTCCTAAAACTTCTCCGAAACCGTTAAAGTATCGCCGACAATTGTTGGATCTGATCATCGCCTAAAACATCCGGGAACGCGATGTCGAATTCAATAATCAAATTGCCCATTTTCCCGTTCTTATTCATTCCTAAATTGGGGACCACCTTCTTGTAATGGGGCTTAATCACATTGATATTGGTCGAGTTGTTAAATGCCAGGGTCTTGCCGTTCAAATGCTTCAGTTCAAATTTGAAACCACACAATGCCTCTTTCAGGGTGAGAGTGTGCTTATAAATGAGATCGATCCCCGTTCGTTGGAAAATACTGGTGTTTTCAATTTGAATACAGATTTTAATGTCGCCGCGCAACTGGTTTTCCACGGAATTGCCCATCTCGCGCAACACGACGACCTCCGATTCTTCTATCCCGGGTGGGATTGTTACATTGACGGAGGCGATTTCGCGAATTTCAATGGTATTGGTTACGTTCCATTTTTCAAATTCAATCGTAAAATTCCCGCCGAAATACGCTTGTTCCAGGGTGAGTTTCAGATTTTTGATGATGGGCGGTGGTTTGGAAATTTGCTGGAAAAAAGGATGCCCACCCATGGGGCCACCGAAGCCCGGGGGTCCCCCCATGGGACCGCCGAAAAACACATTGAAATCCGACGCCCCGGGCATGCCACCAAATGCGACACCACCACCATGGGGGGGACCTCCTCCACCAAACATTTGCCTCAAAATCTCGTTGACGTCATGAAACTCGGCGGAACCCCCGGCATGATGCCCACCCCCACCCCCAAAAAAGGGGTTGCCGCTCGACTCCATGTCATACTGCTGGCGCTTTTTACTGTCGCTCAACACCTCATGCGCCTCATTGATTTCCTTGAACCTTGTTTCTGCGCCGGGATCGCTGTTTCTATCCGGGTGGAACTGTAGAGACAGTCGGCGGTAAGCTTTCTTAATGTCAGACTCGTCCGCATCTTTGGACACTTCCAGGATATCATAAAATGATTTTGGCATGTTTACTTATCACACGTTACAAACTTTATGTTGTTTTTCTATTTTGTTTTCATTATTTTGTTATGGGAAACTATGCCGCCATATAGTAGTCATGACCGACCTTTGTTCCTGTTGTATCCAGCGCCCCTCCAAAACACTGCGTAAAAAGGTGCGGTTCTCACCGTTTGTATATATTGAACGACTGCGCGTTGCTCCCGCCAAACTCCGTCCAATACATGATACACCGGTCGACACCGAGTTTGCTACGTTACACGGTTCTTCGTATGAGAACCATTCCAAATATCCATGTTTTTGTTACATCCAATAAAAATTAGAAAAATCTTTGTAAAAAGTATTTTGAAAATTTTAAAATTGGACATTTTTAAAATGTCCATTTTTCAAAAAGGGCGGGGGACTTTTGTTTTTCACTTTTTTGGCCATTTTTGAAAAGCAGTTTGTGAGCATTATGCTGTAAATACCAAAAAAATAATTCTGAAACATGCTAAGGGGCGTTTTTTGGGACTTTGGGACCCTTGCCGCTTTTTATCTGGACAATCCAGATAAAAAGTGGCGTTTTCCAGATATAAATCCAGACATTTCTGCTCGACAAAACAATTTGTTGCCAACCTAGTACAACAGTGTGATGTATTTCAGTAACAACCTGGGAATGTCTTCTTAGTCAACCCCACAGCATCGCCGCTTTTTTGCCACTAAAAATCCAGATAAAAAGCGGCAATAAAAAAAATCTATATTACAAATTCTGAAAAATCTTTGTAAAAAGTATTTTGAAAATTTTAAAATTGGACATTTTTAAAATGTCCATTTTTCAAAAAGTGTCGGGGACTTTTGTTTTTCACTTTTTTGGCCGTTTTTGAAAAGCAGTTTGTGAGCATTATGCTGTAAATACCAAAAAAATAATTC